CTAACAGCTTGGCTCATCTTGCTTGCACTTTCCTTAACGAAACGTGCTTTTAGACCTTCCAACTTTGCGCGAGCTTCACGCACTAAACGAACTTTTGTTTCTACAACATCACGTTTGTCTTGTGCGAATTCTTTAATCTCACGTGCAAGTGCATGCACGATAAAGCCTTCGAGTTTTTCGAGACCTTCATTGTGCTGCTTGCGATCTTTACGTAGTTCGCCAATTTCTTCTGCAAGTTTTGTAACCAAGAAGCCGTTAAACTTCTGTGCTGATTCTTTCATCTTGCCTTGGAACTTGACACGATCTTCTGCTAGTTGTGCTTTTTCAGCAGCAACTAACTGGATCTCTGCGTTAAGACCTTCTGTTACCATACGATCTAGGGCTTCAACCATTACTGTTTTGTCATGTTCGTAGCGTTGTGCGAACTCTTCACGTAGTTCTGCACGAGCTTGTTCACGAGCTTCAACTAGCTTGGCTTCCCAGGCTTCGTTGATCTCTGTACGAGTTTCCTCGGTGATCAAGTTGCTATCTAACAATGGTTTGATTGCATCTAACATTAGTAGATTCTCCTTAGATTTTGAGTTCCTTGATGAGCTTGACAACCTCGCTCTTCAAGTATCTCTGTACCTTGTTGTCCTGTCCAGCTTCTTTTGCAACTTCCAACAATCTATGTCCGTACTTCATATTCATGAGTCCTTCGTAAATTGCTTTAGGATAAGCATTAGGTGCACTGGGTTGGGCAACTACATCCACAGTAACTATTTCAAAGTCACTGACATGTCCTGTTCGGTCGTCGACGTTTCCTGATCCACGACTTGAAACTCCAAGTTTTACGCCTGCATCCAACATGGTCATTACGAGCTGACCCATTGGTGTTGGCAATAACTTGAGTTTACCATATCCGGTTGACCCTTCGTACCACATCTTGTCAATCATGTGGCTAACGCGGTCTAAATTAATTTTAAGATCGTCTGGGTGATCTACTTCACCTAGAACAGACTGTCCTTCGCTAATTTGTGTGTTAACATAGTCAACGGCTCTGCGTATTTCGTGGCCTGGGTAAATGCGTTCGTTGGCATTACGCTTGTCACCTTCAATAAAGATGCCTTGCATGCCGTAGAGCTTTTTACCAGAGCCATCTGCAGCTTCCTCAGTAATCAGTTGACACTGTGCCTGAGTAAAGCTGAGATGTTCTTTTAGATATCGAGCCATATCTTACGTTTAACCTTTAGGAAACGGTGTGCGAGCATTCACACCAGCTGCTTGTGTAGTAACTGGTTTTGGTGCTGCTGTTTTAAATGCTTTGCTACCTGCATCTTGGGTTGGTGTTGTACCAAGATCTTTAGTAGTTGGAGCTGGACGACCTTTGGCTTCTGTACCAGTTTGGTGAACTGGTTGCGCCATTGCGCCACGTGCGCCGCTGTTAGCTGCAACAGTAGGTTTCTTGTTTACAGAACCTTCTTCAGAAGTAACTGGCTTTGGAGCAGCTTTTAAACTGATCGCTTCCATCATTTCATCAGACATTTCTTCTGTGTCGTCAACTTCGATTGCATCGCCGCCTTCGCCTGGTTCAAAACCATCGCTACCGTTAGCTTCGTCGTCGCTACCCAACAAGTCTTCAAATTCGGCCATCAACTCGTCTAACTTGTCTTCCAAGTCAACAACGCGGTCTTCTAAGTCTTCTTCGCCATCTTCAATGTCGTGTGTTACTTCTTCGCCGTCTTCTTCTGCTTCGTCGTCAAATTCAGCAGTAGACTCGTCTTCTTCGTTGTACATGCCTTCTTCTTCAGTCTCGACTTCGTCCATGAATTGTTTAGCAGCGTCGCCGCCCATTTCCTGGTGTCCGTTTTCTAGACCTTCTTCGATTTCTTCTTCAGATTCGTCTAACTCAGCTTCATCAGCTTCGTCTAACTCTTCTTCTTCTTGCATAAGATTTTCATAAATCTCACGTGACTTCTCAACGACGATGTCGTGGAAAAGTTCTTTAGCTTTCGCTTCTTCATCGTTAATTACATATTCAATTAACTGTTCAAATTTCGATGTCATATTGTCCTCCGTAAAGTATGGCTCGTAATTTTATTTACATATATTACGAAATATTGGGTGTTTACATGCAGAAAACTGCCATAAATGGCAGTTTCTAAGAATTTTTCTTACATAGGCGGCGCTGGAGGCGGCGAATATTGTTTTTTAATGAGATCCAATTTTTCTTTGTACTCTACAGTTCGTACGTCATTCATTTGACGTAGCTTGCGTAGTTGACGCAGAGTCAGGTGGCTTTTACGCAGATCACCAAGAGTGGTCTGACTGTTGTCCTGCTCTAGGTCTTGAAAACCAGCCGGTTGTTTGTTCCAAAGTTCGTTGAGAATCATAGTCAAGTATTTATTAAATTGCCGGAGGACCGCCAGGACTGGCTACGCCAGGTGGGGCTGATCCAGGGTTACCCGCTGGTGCTATGCCGCCATCTTCGGGACCAATTGGCGCAAGATTTTGCATTTCTTGACCAGTGTTAATATCTGTTTCAAGTCCAGCTGGGGTAATACCGATAGAACGTAAATCCTGACCTTGTGTTGTTTGCAAGTCTGGTTCGTCGCGTTCTTCACGCCACATTTTTTCGTTTTCAACAACTTCTTCTTCGCTTAGACCCAAGTAACGTTTAAGCAAGAAACGCTTGCTCAAGTAAGGTAATTGTTCTAGTGATGTAAATGTACCAACACGGGCTGTATCCATTTCGCTTTGGCGATAAGATGCAAAGTTTTGCGGGGCACAGAAGCTTAGACTAAACAATCCCGAGTCAATGTTAAAGCCTCTCCAACGCATGAACATTTTGAATTCATCGTCTAGCTTTTGTACAATTAGCTTTTGTAAACGCTCGCAGTACTGGTTAAAACGGTATTCCTGAATCAATGCAGTACCAACTCTGCCGTCACTCATTGGTGTTGCGCTGTCATCAGGACCTGTAGGCAAGTAACTACTAGGTACACGCAAACCACGTGCCATCTTGTTGTTAAAGTATTTTAAGTCATCAATTTCGCCCAGGTTAGATCCGCCGTCTAGTGTATCAACTGACGATCCACGACCGTCTGCTGTTTGTGGGAAAAAGTAATCTTCGTTGATACTGAGTGGGTTATATGTGGCATCCATCATGTTGTTGCCACCGCCGCTCATGGTAGGGATTCTACGTTGGTGCATTTCATTTTTGACCCGTTCAACAAACGCCATAGCCATGTGGCTTGGCATGTTACCTACGTCAATTTTAAATACTCTGCGCTCAGGAGCACGTTGTACACGATAGATAAGAACAGCATCTTCTAGCAGTTCTTTTTGCTTGTATACTTTAAAAATGTTTTCTAATATGCTTTTGCCGAATGGCCAAAACACATCTAAACCTTCACTTAAACTGATATGGATCACATGCTTTGCATCTAGTGTAGCTTCATTTACTGTTCTGGCAAAACGGCTGTTGCCTGCAAGACCTTGACTGCCTGATGGTGCTGTGTAGTTGCCCTGGTTAGTAATACTGCCAACAGATGGGTTTACCACAAAGTCCTGTGACGTTTTAGCTGCAACTGTCATGTTCTCAAAGTTAGGGTTTAAGTCACGAATAACATATTGTTCGGGACGTTTGCCTTCTGACTCGTTTACAATGATACGACTAACTTTAGTCATATCAACCCACATCATTTCAAATGTTTCTGGATCTCTCACAAAACACTGATCGCCGTACTTGATAGTGTTGCGGAACAGTTTAAACATGCGCTGATCTAGCTTGTTTAACTTGGTCCATTGTTGCAACTGCTTTTTAATAATTTCAACTTCGTGGTCAGTAGGAGTGTCAGTAAACTGAATGTCAAACGGTGTTCTGTTGTCTTCGTTTGCTTGAGTACTAAACTCAGCAATAATGTCCAAACATGCATTGATCTCAGAGTCACAATCCATGTTTTCGTACTGATTATAACGTTCAACACGGTTCGGGTGTCCGGAATAAACTTCGGGCAAACGGCTAGCATAGTTACGGTAAGCAAAGTCGTTTGATGTACCATACAACTGTGTATCTGCTGTGCCTGTTTTACCATATCCTGGTAAACCAAAATTATTTCGTCCGTTAATAGGACTCATATCGCCGCCGATGTTTGCTACCTTGAAATACTTTTTCCAACCAGTTTTATTTTCTTCAGCCATATATTTTTCTTCTCATAGGTAGTATTTACACAATTATCGTTGATAGCGTAATATCTTTTCGTTAACACCCAATTGATTTTTACTCAAATAGATCAATTCGTTAACCTGTTCGATTAGTGCAAGCATAGTACCTTCGCTTGCTCCCCCGCCACTTCCCCCGCCACTACCGGCGCCAGCTGGTTGTATTGACAACTCTTCTGTCCCGTGCATAGTAATATTTGGTTTATACCCACTCATTGGGCCACTAAGTGTTCCACGGAATCCAAATGCTGCCGAAATTCCCTTAGGTGCAAAATGCACAGCATCTTTTTCCGGGAAAGGTTGATATAGGCCTTGTTGATTTAATGAGTTAATTGCATCACGGTCGCCTTTTCCTTGCTGAATGTCAATGGCAACCCCTGACTCGTGGCTGCTAGTTCCACCTTTTGCAACCAACATCCCAGTTGGGCCAATGCCCGGGCGACCTGCTGCAACTGTTTCGTTATACAATTCATCTTGTTTTTCACGAGATCTCATTGCACTATTAATAATTAACTTTTTACCGGTAATTTTTAAGTATTGTTCACCGGCTGCAATTACACGCCCTTGTACATCTCTATCAAGCTGATTAAAACTTGCTTCTGATCCTGAACCGCTGCCAAAGGAAAGAACTTCGCCTGGCTTGGCTCCGCTACCGCCAAATCCTTTATACCCAAGTGCGCCTGCAACGCCGCCGACAACGCCGCCGACTGCCCCGCCTATAGCTGTACCAACTCCTGGTACAATTGAACCAATTGCAGCGCCTGTAGCAGCTCCGCTAAGTGCGCCAGCGCCGGCCGATACAGTAGCACCACCAGCTGTGCCGGTTCCATTCTGCCCGTACCCTTTTTTGCCAAAATTCGGAAGCATGCCCACAATGCCGTCGATAATTTCAGCTAACATTCGCATAGCTTTAGTTACAGGATCAATTCCGTAGTTAACTAAACTTTCAAATGCTTGACGAGTATTCATTTGAGCCATTTGCATTTTGGTTTGATCTTTAGTCGCGTCGTCGGTTGTTTTGGAATTTTTCTTTGCAGATTCTAGCAGCTCCTCAAAACTTTCTGTTCCATACTGTGATGAGAATTTTAAAAGTTCGTCCACAGGTAACAAGAAGTCGTTAAACTTATGAAACTTTCCTAGTGTTCCAAAAGTAGCAATTGCTTCTTTTCCGCCTTTGTCTAATCCAGCCATGATATCTCCAAGACTGCCGCCGTTGAGTAATTTTTCAACCGCTTCTGGAGCTGTTCTAAATAGGTCTGCGCCCGCAGCTATATCACCACCGATTATACCAATTAGCTGATCTCGCATTTTCCCTTCAGTTACCTGAGCTAGAATACGATTTCGTTGATATTCTTTTTCTGCTTGTTGGTCGCCAGCAGCAGCACGCTCCTTGAGTTCGTGCTGAGTAATAGCAAACGCTTGTTCGCGCATTGCTTGTTGTTCTTTTTCTTCTAGTTGTTCTCTAGTTTGCCCAGTTAGCTTCTGTACCGCAACAATTTGTTCTATATATTTTTCAGTTGCGCCAGTTAAGTTTCTCTCCATGTTGGCTCTGCTCTGACCCAACATAATTTGTGTTTTTATGTATCCTGCTGCGTTTTTGTTAATCCCGTCGACGCTCAGGCCCATATTTCGGAATTTTTCGCCTAGGTCGCCGCGCTGTAAGTCATTTGCTAAGTTAGCAAACTGTCGAGCTCCGTTGAATGCAGTTCCGCTAAATGCAGCAAGGGCTTGAGAGTTTTCTGCCAACAAACTTTGCATTTCCCCGAGCTCGTCAACTGCATATCCAAACTTTTGCATGCTGCTGAATACTTCAGCCATGCCGCCAGAGCCGATAGCACCTGCTTTGCTAATTTCCTGGAAACTCTTGTAAAGCGCATCACTTTGCTTGTTAACAGCACTAACATACATGCCACCGGCTTTAATGACGCTGCCGATTACTGTACCTAAAATTCCGAACTTAGAAGTAAAACTAGCAACTACATCGGCGCCAGCTTCTATGCTGCTGTTGAATACGCTTGCACCTTTTGCTCCTTTAGCTAAGTCAAACCCTACTTGTTTAATGCTAGTGCCTAGCTGCTTAAAACTGTAGTTTAGTTGGTTAGTGTAAAGTTTAAGACCTTTGGTGGCCTGGGACATTTCTTTAGCCAAACCCTCACTAATCGGAATATTCTTCCGAATTGCTTCATTATATCTTTCAAAGACATCCTGTATTTCTTGGGGGTTCATCATATCGGCCATAATTATATTTACCGAGGAAGAAAATGATACAAAACAACCCGCTCCAGCAATATTTTAGACAACCTGCAATTTACATTCGTTTGCCCAGCCAAGGAAACTTTTATCCCGAGGGCACAATCGACATGCCACCAAACGGGGAAATTCCAGTGTATGCAATGACTGCAATCGACGAAATTACCTATCGAACCCCCGATGCGTTGTTTAACGGGAGTGCAGTTATTTCAGTTATTCAAAGCTGTATTCCCAACATTAAAGATGCCTGGGCGATCCCAGCAATTGATGTTGACACTATCTTAATATCTATTAGAATTGCCAGTTACGGACACGTCATGGAGGTTGCTACCAAGTGCCCAGCCTGCTCCGAAGATGCAGAAAACGGGTTAGATTTGCGTTTAGTTCTAGATAATATGACTGCGCCAGATTATCAACATGTGTTGCAGTACGGTGATATGGAATTTTACTTCAAACCAATGACCTACAAAGATCTCAATGAGAATAATCAACTACAGTTCGAAGAGCAACGAATGATGCAAGCAATGATTAGCGAAGAAGCGTCAGACGAAGACAAGATGAGAACTATGAGCAGTGCATTAAAAAAGATTCACGAGATCACTGCTAAATCAATGTCGTTGAGCATTGCTGCTATCAAAACTCCATCTGCATTAGTAACAGAAAAAGCATTTATTGATGATTTACTAAAAAATTGCGATCGTAAACTGTTTTCAGCGATTCGCGATCGAGTTATTGAACTTAAAACAGCTAGCGAAATTCAACCGTTAGCTATGAAGTGTACTTCGTGCAATCACGAATACCAACAAGCACTTACGCTAGACATGTCAAGTTTTTTCGCGGACGCCTCCTGACCTTAGACTCTGAATATGTTGTTAAGATGATCGACCAGATGGAAGAAGAGTCAAACAACATTCGGCAGGAGGCCATCAAGATGGCGTGGTACATGCGAGGAGGATTAACTTATGATCAAGCACTGCAACTGAGTACAGCAGAACGCAAGATCATAAGCGAGTTAATCAAAGATAATCTTGAAACAACTAAAAAATCTGGACTACCGTTCTTCTAATGGATATTGAGCAAGTTAAAAAAGATATAGAATTGTGGATTACAAACTTCTTAGAAGTTCCACATCCTGCATTGGGAGGGTTCTCACCTTGCCCTTATGCACGGTCAGCACGAGTAAAAAACAGCTATGCAGTTTACCTTGGTGCAGATCCTTACTACGATCTTAAAAATCTCGGGCGTCAAGGCATGGGCAACAAAGAAGTTGTTATCTATGTTTACGATCCAAAAGAATGGACACACGACATGCTTGCCGGTAGTATCGAACTGGTTAACAAGGAAGTACTGTTGCCCAGAGATATGTTGGCACTAGAAGATCACCCCGATGATGTTGAAATGGTCAACGGAGTGTGCATGAATCAAGGCACCTATGCAATGGCTATGTGCCAAAGCCTAAGTGATCTAGACGCTAAAGCAAAACAAATGGCCAGCAAAGGATTCTATCACACATGGCCAGAAGAGTATTTGCAAGCACTATTCCAGCACAGGCAGGACCCACGAGCATGAGTTATCAATTTGCCAGAATTGACTTGAGCAAAACAAACTATACACCAACTGTGACATGGAAGTATCTAACTGATCCTGATATCACAAAGTTGAATAGCATATACAGAGACTACTGCAAATACAAGCATTTTGCTAGTGTTATGCCTATCTTTGATAGTCGTTACACAGACCCAATGACAGATGTTATTGGGTATTACGACGGTGAAAAGCTAGCAGCATTCAGCTTGATCAAGCGCTACGACAATAAAAATGCACTGTGCGATCAGTTTGCATGGAACTACAACAATCCCCGGCTACGACTGGGCATTGAAACAATGAAAGCAGAGTGTGCTATCTACAAGGAACGAGGATTTGAATACCTGTACCTTGAGCAGGCGCACTTATACAAAGCCGATATGGATGGCTTTGAAATACTAGGACCACTAGAGTAAAGTACAATGTTTAGTGTGTATCAACACTGGGATCCATTGAAAGTATGTGTAGTTGGGCGCAGCTATCCACCTGAGTTTTACTCTTGGATTACTGTCCCACATGTAAGAGATCTTTTTGAAAAAATTGCAATAGAGACAGAAGAAGACTATCAAAACATTATTAACAAACTCAAAAGTTTTAATGTCGAAGTCCTGCGACCAAACTTACCAACCGAAACATTTATAGGCGGCAAGTTTATGCCGCCATCTATGACCCCTCGAGACTACACTGCAATGATTGGAAATACATATTACGAAAACTACAGTTTTAACATCAAGAAGGCATACAAAGATGTTAAAGATACTTCTTGGCCCGAATGCAACTCTGAGGAAGATTTTAAATATCTGCCAGACTGGATACAAGATGAATGCAATACTGTTCATCAATTTATAAAATATCGAGAATTTTTCTCAACATATGATCATATCAATGACTATATCTGCAAACAAGGAAATATAATTAAATCAAATTTCTATAAACCAGAATTATTAAACGGTGCTCAGGTGTCAAGGATCGGCAAAGATTTGTTTTTTGGGACTGACGCATATGATCAAGACACATTAGATTACCAACAATTTGTAGACAAAGAATTCACAAGCACACGAAACCATATTGTTAATACCGGTGGGCACAGTGATGGCACCTATTGCCCTGTGTGCCCTGGACTAATCATTAGTCTCAAAGATGTACCTACATACGCAGAAACTTTTCCTGGGTGGGAAGTTGTTTATCTTCCTAATCAGAGTTGGGCCAAGGTTTCCCCTTTCTTAAGTGTTAAATCTAAGAACAAAGGCAAGTGGTGGATTCCCGGGTTCGAGCACGATCAAGATGTAGTCAATGTAGTTGAAAAATGGCTAGGTCATTGGACAGGTTATGTAGAAGAAACTGTATTCGATGTTAATATGCTAATCATTGATCCAAAAAATGTCATTGTGTTTAATTACAATAAATTAGTGTTCAATGCGCTAGAACGTTACGGCATCACTCCACATATTGTTCCGTTTAGACACAGATACTTCTGGGACGGCGGCATACACTGCGTCACATCCGACCTTCATCGAGAAGGTACAATGCAAAATTATTTTACACAAAGGGATTAACATGGACATTTATACAATTTGGGCAAACAAAGAAGGCGACATTTCAGACTTAGACTGGGTTAACGGAATGAAGAGTTTCTTTGATCATCTGATATCAGAAGACAAGATGGTATCATACAGAATCACGAGATGCAAGATGGGATTTAGATCTATTGCAGACATGCCCGAATGGATGATCTTAATGGAGTTTAGAGACATGGGTCAAATGGATAGTGCATTCAAACGAGTTGCACCACTTGAAGGTGAACTCGAAACGAAACACAAGTCATTCAATCAGTTTGTTGCTGGCGATATTCAACATGCACTGTTTAGAGATTGGCCAGATACAAACTTATAACTATCAAGATGTGCTAACGCACATCCATTAACTTCGCTATCGCTCGTTAATCTATTGTTTCAAGAGCGAAGCGATTAAATGCTTCATCTAGATTCAATGGTCACACTTTGCCCGCGCAGGGCAAAGATAAAAACTGGAACTTCATCTGAGTTCATACAGCCACTTAGCGTTAACACATTACAGAGGCGGTTGTCCGGTACCTCGAGTGTCGTCTTTATAACAACGGCAATTTGTACAACACACGCTAACATACTGTACAAACCTGCTACCCCACGGTAGCATCTTTTTAGCTTTTTAATTCGTCTTCAAACAATCAAACCGCAGCAATTAGCGATCGTCGTCCTGTCAAGGATAGTGATTGAGTGCTCGCTGGCGCGGCGAGACTTCCATTCCCTGCGATCCGAGATCCAGGTATAGAGCACACGGGGTTGGCCTGTGCAAGCCTTAACTGCCTAAATTAAATTTTGTTGATTATGTGACTACCATGCACACGAACTTGTATGTGTCCGTTATAGTAGTCTTTGGATTCTAGCACTCTGCGTGAAAATTGTTCTCTTGCTTCGATATAGCTGCATTCTGATTTAGATTTACAGTAATAAAGTATTTCTCGTTTAAAATTGTCTTTGCCTTGTGATTCAACATCCTTTGAAAGCTCTGGTGAACTACCGTAGTAGTCTCGCCAATCGCTATCAACCTTGGTGCGAATCTTTTTTTTCTTTTTTGTGCCGTTTTTGAGTTTGACTGTTTTTTGAGTTGTTTTAGAGAATTTTGCTAGTTTTTTGCCTATGTACATGCGCCCTGTAGAGGTATTGGTAATTAGATACACAAATCCTATACAATCTTCTGGTAGAGTTTCTACCGTTTGATTTTCGTAAAGCCATGTCATATAACATAGTTATCTAGATGTTGCCTGTAATTAAATTTTTATATTATGATATGTCTACGTCTGTATTATAACTGGTAAAGCCGTTTTCTTTGATTACTTTGAGAATGTTCTCAACTCGTCCAGCTAACTCGTCTCTATGACTTACTAGCCAAATACTCTTGTGGCGTTCTCGACTCATGTGCTTGAGCAAGCCCAGTGCATTTTCGACACCAGCTGTATCTAGCCCGTTGTCAATCAATTCGTCAATAAACAACAAGTTGATTGGGGAGTACAATGATTCCCATACATCGCGGAATGCCCAGCTCATACTCAAGATCAGTCTATTACGTTCACCACGGCTCAAGTTATCAAAGTCAAGCTCACGACCTAGTTCTTCAATTGAAACACTCAAGTCGTTCTGGAACTTAACAGTATGTGGCAAACCAATACGATCCAAATAATGTGTTAATCGTGAATTCAAGTAACTCAAGTTTTGATCAATGATCTTCTTGCGAACAAACGAATCTTTAGAAGTCAACAACTTGAGCAAGAACTCTTGGTGCTCTTGTAAGCGTGTGAGTTCGTTAATAGTATCGTAGTCTACCTTTTGCAAAGCCTGCTGCTGCATTTCTACAATCTGTTCTGAATACGGATCCTTCTCTTCGCCTTTGCTTGCAATCTGTGTTAATAGATTGTTAACCTGACTAGAGTGTTTGATTGCTTCTGCTTCAGTATCGTAATGCGTAACTGGTTGAACAGGGACAACTACATCTTCTAACTCGGCTAGCTGATCAGTAAACGGATTTGTTTCTGCTTCTTTAGCATCCATTACTTGTTTTAGACTGTTTAGTTCGCTTGAATGTCGGATTGCTTCTGCTTCTGTTGCATAATGCGTAATTGGCTTTGTGCCAAGATCGCCTAATGCTGTTAACGCATCAGTGTTTATCACCCATTGTGAATTGATAGCTAATGCTTGTAGAGCTGCTTCTTGTAGAGCTTTCTCTTTGGCTGACAATACAGACTCATGATTGGTGTCGTGGAAGTCTTGCCCGCAAGCATAGCACTTGTGAGCTTTTAGTTCTTCAATTTCAGCTTTTAACTTATCGATAACTTTTTGTTCTTTGGCCTCATCAGACACACAGTGAGCAATGTATTTTTCTAAGTCAGCAATGTCTCGAGCTTTTTGCTTGTAGGCACTCAACGCCGCCCAGGCAGCTAGTTCAGTTTCGATGTTGATCCGATTCTTGTCCAAATATGCTCTGCCAGCTTCGCGCCACTCAGTATCATGTTTTTGCTGCCATGCAGTTTGACGAGCCACAAGTGCATCGTATGTTTCTTTTTGCTTTCGCAGCTGGCTCCAAATAGTCAAATCCTTGTGAGCCAGTAACTCGGCTTCAATGTTGATTTTAGCAAGCTCATCGTACTGTGCAACCAAGTATGCAAGGTCACTGTCGTATTTCTTTTGCCATAGCCCTTGTCTACGACCTAGGCTTTCAATTTGTTCTTCAATTCTCTTGTTGGCTTCTTGTACAGCTCTAACACGGAACTCTTCTTGAGCAATACTGTCTTTGGTTTGCTTGTTGAGTTCCTTGATCTTTTCTGCACGTTCACTCAACAAAGTAATGCCCAACAACTGCTCAATGATAGCACGTTGCTCATTGGCTTTTAAACTTAGAAACGGTTCGGTGTAAGTGTTCAATGCTAGCACATGCTTGAACATGTCGTGACTCATGCCCAAGATACGTTCAATTTCGTCTTGTGTTTCTCTTGAGTCACCTTGTGCTTCATCTGTTGCGGATTGTTCTTCGTGATTAACGTAGAACTTTAGAACGTTAGGTTTGCGACCACGTTCGATCTTGTATTCTTTATCGTTAACAGTAAAATCTAAACTAACCAACATGCCCTTGCCGTTGGTTTTGTTTACTAAGTTATCCTTACGGATATTGCTTAGGGCATTACCATATAATGCATAACTCAGTGCGTTGATAATTGTGGTCTTGCCAGTTCCGTTGCGAGATCCATCCCCGCCTAGATCCAAGTTCTCACCTAGAACAAGTGTAAGATCTTTGCGGTCAAAGTCAATGCCCTGAGTAGCATTGCCTACTGACATAAAGTTTTTAACAGTTAAATTTTTAAATCGAATCAAGCAATAACTCCGTGTATAGTTAACATTGTAACAATATCCTTGGTATTTGTAAACCATTCTGAATAATCATTATGCGGTACTTCAAACCCAAACGTTATCCAAATGTAGTAATAGACTACTGCTTGGGTCCATACATCCGTGATATGGGTTAAGTCAGATATTGTGTTCGTTTTTATATCTGACATAATCTGTGTTGCAGTTCTTACTGTATCAAAGTATTTGGCATTAGCGGCTTGCCAGTCTCTCCATATATCGTAACAAGACTCAGTTTCTACAATGGAGTTTATTGTTTTAAAAAACTCGTCGTAGTTGCTATAAAGATTGTCTATGTATAAAGTATAATCGTTTGATGGGCGCCAGGCGTGTCGGAGTCGGTGATCTCGTAAAAATAAAAAATATTTTTCACGTCTTGCCCATGGCTTATCTGTATTCCAGTTGTTAGTTGGCAACTGTTCTTCGATACTACTTCTCATGGCTTTTTCGATCATAGTACGAGCAACTACAGGCCAGCTATTATCAGAATAACAAATTTTAATAACGGTAGCATCAGGAAATGTAGATTTAAAAGTATCACACTCGTTGTCGATACCAGTATCTACTAACACACAATAATTTTTGTTATCTAAAAATTCAATACCCCCGGGCCAACAATCATTGAGGTATTTTGGAACAACTAGATCTAAACTGTGGCTATTACCGTTTGCAGAAAACTTTAAAGATTTTTTTGGCCTTAGGAAGTTTTTGCCATGTAATGTAATCACAGCATTGACAAAATGTCCAAACCCACCACTAGGGTACCAAACACAGTAGATCATACTTTTGAATAGCCCATTGCGTTTGCAATCTCAGGGTGTGACTCAGCAAAGTTTTGATTCCTTAACTGATCAAAATGTTTACATATTTTTAAAAATTCTTGACCATCTGACTCTGGGAGTGTTGCAATGTAACTTAAAATATTTTTCATTTCTGGCCACTGATGGTTTTTAAATTTGTTAACAATTAATGTCTTGGCTTCAGTTGTTAGATTTTTTAATGCAAAACCTTCGGGTGCTAGCACATACAACGGGTTAACAGGTAAATTTAAACTATTTGTCCAAGTTAGTAGTTCGTTGATATAAAATACGTTCATTATACTAATTGCCGGCATGATGCTGATTTTAACATTCGGTAAATTAAGAGCTATTAGCTTTTTGATGTTTAACTCAACTTGATCCCACGATCCGCCTCTCTCAAGTTCAAATCGACTACCGATATTATCAATACTAAACTGTATATCTATGTGGGCGAATTTTTTCCAATATTCGATCAGATTAGCAGGATAGACGGAACCGTTACTGTTATAGTGCAGGCGTATGTTCTTAGCATAATCTAAGTCTACTGCTTGCTTAACTAAGTGTGACAACGGTTTAATTAAAAAAGGTTCTCCGCCGTACATGTCTAAATTTGATATAGAACTTAACAGGGTTGAGATTTCGTTAATTGTTTTTGAATTATCTTCAGCCCAGTTGAAAGTTGTTAATGAGGTTTTTTGAAACTTGCTTACTTCTTGTGCAAACAATGAACTAGCAATCGGATTGCAGATTCGACATTTAAAATTACATGTATTGCCTGGTTTAAGATCCAAACTTTTTATTTTAGGGGAGTCTAATGCATTAGTTAGTAATTCAGTCTTGAGAACCTGCATATGATAAGTCCTACTGCTAATTAACCCTTTGCCTTCTAAATCCCAACATTTTTGACATCCAGGTGGTTTTTTTCCATCTAACAGTTCTTGTCTGAGTTCCAATAACATATCGCTGCAAAATGCATCTTGCAATGTTAAATCTTTGACATGTCCGAGAGTTTGAGAAGATACACAACATGGTCGAATTTTACCAGGCGCAGTAACTTCTAAATGCATCCAGGGCATGGGGCATAATGTATCAGAAACAAAATAATTGTTTTGTAACTCTCTAGTTTTTTCGAATTCTAGTTGTAAAGTTTGAAAAGGGTTGTCTGACCTTACTTGTTCACTGATATTATACGGACTGCAGATTAGTACAAAAAAATTAGAAACATCAAGTTGACTAGCTGCTTGATACAAGTGATCTAATAATTTTTTAGGAATTATATCCGTAGTGTAAAAAATCAATCGGTCATTATTGTTAAATGCCTCTTGATAACATTCTTGAAACTGTTTGTATGCATTTGATGGCGCCAACGAGATATACTCTAAGTCAACAAAACATTTTAGTGTGTATTGACTAGAGAGATATTGATGAAGATCGTCGATTGACATCATAGAGTTTGATAAATTTTTAGTAGTAATTTGTTGTCGTAGAATTCAGATTCGATGTTTGTAAGTTGGTCTGTTACAATTTGGTCAACTGATTCAAATTTAACATCGCCCGGTGCCATGTCCTCTTCTACTCCAACTGCTTTGTTTGGAATCAAGGCCATCTCTCGAAGTTGATACTCACGAATAAAAGTGTCTTTGATAAAGCCGGCTTCTTCGTAACTGATTTCAATGTCTAGGTTGACACGTACATGCATCTTGGGCTTGAGAAGTTTAGGAGCATTGTCAATAAGGTTTGCTAGGCCATAAACTCTGTAAGTAGGTTGATCCGGCCACGCATGGTATACAGGATCTTTGCCCCACTCCAGGATAGCAAGTCCGCGATCGTCGTCGCCAGCATCGGCGTAGTTGTGCGGGAACGCATTGCCAATATATGTAATGTTCTTTTTGGTCTGTCGCTTGTGGAAGTGTCCGGTGAACACATGACCAAAGCCGCCAAGCTGATCTCGTTGCAGCTCCCCATGATCCGGCATCTCCACCATTGCGTTCATCATATAACCGGGCAGCTCAAAATGCCCAAACAAGTAGTCGCCTTTTAGTTTAGCAAGGCGTTTATGGTCATCTCCACATAGCCAAGGGGCAATAACGACATTACCGTCGCTGAACCAATCATTACAGATTTCCACATTAGGGAGGTGCTTTGCAAACTCCACGCTTTGAATGTCACGTTTATCGCGATAATATAAATCGTGGTTACCAGGGATAAAATACACACGTTCAAAATTGTCATTCATATGCTCCAAGGCTTTGAGACTGTAGTTGAGTGTAACAATGTTTAGGTTAGCACGAGTGTTGTGCCAGTCGCCTAGGAACAAGCAGGTTTCGCAACCTTCTTCTTGGGCCTTGGCGGTTGCCCATTTAACAAAGTTCAAACAGTCCTCGTTGTGTAAGGTACTGTTTGACTTGAGTCCAAAATGGATGTCAGTGAAGATTGCTGCTTTTTTAAATAGATTGGTCATTGCTGTAGTATACATGATTTAGTATAGATTTTGCAAGAGCCTTGTGGCTCAAAGGGCCCATATGAATACCATCTGTTCCTAAATCTAGGAAGTAATTTGGCACATGGCAAAATTCAGGATACTTGCTATATTCGGTTAAACAAGGATAAAACAATGGTGATTGTTTACCCATGGATATAACTGCAAATTTAACTGACTGGCATTTTAAATGTTGGATACCTTGGTTAAACAGTGATAACTGTTTAAACAATAGTTGCTGATCGTTGTATGTTTCAAGTAAATGCCGAGATTCTATTTGTGCAAGTAGCAATTCAGATGGCGGGTACCCATAACTAATGCGTTCCGGAGATGTAAGTTGCCAGATTACAAAATCACCTTCTTGTAAGTTGGCATTCATTAAATGCCTTAAACTCCATTGAGTACTAGAACCCGGTTGCGATATTAATTTTAACGGCAACTTGATACTCTGACTTATATGTTGTCCAAAATTTTGTTGATCGGGCAGTAATCCTATACCATAGCTATGACTGCAACCAAACACCCACACAGTTGGGCTGTTGGCCCGAGTATGAACATCTAGTGATAAAAATCGCTGCTGGCAAGGCGGAGTGTACCCAGTTAATGTTTTTTTATGGGACAAGCAGTTGAGTACGATAGCAGTTTCGTAGTAGATACTACTGCTAACATCGAACTTGTTGGGTATAAAATTTATAACATCGAATTGGTTGCCAATTGACAACACTTCCTGTGCAGATAAATCGCCCAATGAAGTATGATAGTGTTGTCCCGGAAGCAGTAGTGCAACATTAGTTAACAACACACTTTCGGGGAGTAACTGCGATACATCAAATTCTGGGTGAGTTAGATGTAGGGTTTTATTCATCCACACTATCTGCAACCGGTACAGGCAAATCAGGATTAACTGTGATAGTCACTGGTCCGGATAGTCCCATGCCCTTGCCTACGTTTTGGCGTGTCCATGATGGATCGAGTCCGTTCATCTCTAAAATATCATCTCGAATGTTCTGATTCTTTTTCTCGATGTTAAGGATTCGGGTAAAGCTGTTTGTGATTGCCGCAGTATAGTAAGCAAACGGGTTCTGTGACTTTGATTCATCAAACTGCAATCCAATTTGACTCAGTTGTAATAAAGCCTGTCCACGCATCTCTTCGTTGTAAGTATATCCACGCCAGTTTGAACGGGTAGCATAACGTTCGCACAGCTTCATAAACATAGTAGCAAGTTTGCGGGTCATTGTTCCGTGTTCTCTTGAAAACTCACCGGTTGCTAAGTCTCCCTTCCAGTGACTGCGCCCAACTAGAAACAGATTCTTGCTGTCGTCTAATCGATAGTGTTCAAACGGGGGAAAGTTTAGACGCATCTTAGCAGTGTCTTGTGGTACAATGTCTAAGATATCATCAAGCCCATCTGTGTTTTCGATCACTTCGTCGAACTCCAAGATATCTTCAATTTTTTTCTTCTTGGCCTGAGACTTTGGAATTTTTTTAGGAGCAGTGGGGATGTGATCCCAACAGGTAATGCGGAATACCAAGTCGGTGTTTGGAATCTTCTTTTCGTTTTGCTCAACTCCGGTTTCTCGTTTGAGTCGATCGGCTCTATTACGCCGAGCTTCTGCAATAGTACGCTGGTTGATCTTGCTCAGACTAGGCAAAATAATGTCGTATTGATGGTCGGTTACTCGATCTCTGTACCAGCAGTAGGTGTTTTTGCTAGCATGAATTTCTTTTAGAATGTCACGATTGTTAAGGTAATTTACCTTAGCAGGGGTGCGTGTTAGTGTAGTCGCCACAGGGGTCTCCTTGTAATATACTTATTTTAACACAATCTACTTGGTTGTCAACAGTTATATAAACTGGGTAGATATTGATTTGGGTAAATAAAGATATGCATAACGAAATCAACAACACCACTGCCGACCTGTCAGAGTCTGTCCATCCTGGCTATGTTCAAAACGCTGGGTTTTCTGCACAAGTACTCGAAACTAAAGAACAGAAGATGGTCAAGACAATGTCTGAAGGAGAGGACATGGATGTGCATGGGTTTCTTATTCCTAAAGGTAAAAAATTACCATTGAAGTCTATACCTAGAGAACGGGTGGTTGTAATCAGTCAAGGCTCTGTTGCTGTAACGATTGCTGGTGATACTAGCACTGGGTTCAAAGCCACAGCACCTGCACATTTTATTCTTCCTAAAGGACAACGAGTTGATATTATCACACTTTACGAAGTTATTTGCTACGGGATTGGACAACACAACCAGGTTGTTATTCCGTTAGACGAAGAAGCATCAAATACAGAGCATTTTTTTACCGAAGGTGTGTATGCCAGGAAAATGTCAATTCCCAAAGGAACACAGGTACCAACACACAAGCATGTTTATGATCACCTAAGCATACTTGCACAAGGACGGGTTAGAGTTGCAGTCGGTCCAGTAACCACTGAATATGTAGCCCCAGCAATGATCGAAATAAAAAAGAACATTGCCCATAAAATAACTGCGGTCGAAGATAGTGTTTGGTTTTGTGTCCATGCTACTGATGCTACAGACATTGAATCACTGGAACAAACAGTGAGCGCAAAGGGATAATATATGCCATTTAGTTTTTCAGATGTACTTAGTTTTGCTGATTCTTTTGACTTTTCTGACTTTGCAGATTTAGGCTCGCTTGTTGATGATTTAGGTGCTGAATTCTTAGATGCCAGCTCTAGCTTCCTGACAGATTTCAACGTTCCGTTTGGTGATGTAGCTTCACTGGGTGGCTGGTCCGAAATTGGTAGTTTTGCTGGAGACGCTAATTGGTTTGATACTTTTAATCCAGGTGCTATCTTAGATTCGATTCCCAGTGTATCAGACTTTAACATCAGTTCTTTCACTGACAGTCTTCCATCATTGAGCAGCATCAAGGATATTGCTAGCACTGTAAGTACTGACCTCGGCGGAATTGTTAAAACAGCACAAACAGGTATAGCTGCTTATAATAAAGTTGCACCAGCAGTCAATGCTGTGTCGTCAGCTCTGGGCATCCAGAATCCAATCAATCAAATTATTCAACCACTTAATCAGGTAATTGGTGTAGCTGGATCAGCAGCTGGCATTGCTGGTGGTGTAGCAAGAGGTACAGATACTCTTGCAAACTTAAAAACCAAGGCAGACAGTTTTTTCTCGTCAGATCCTAACGCATCAACTGCAAGAGATGTTGCAACCGGACAACCGATTAACACACCGAGAGAAGTAAGCGATGACCCATTTGAGCAACGAAGACTTGACAACATAGCTGAAGAAACAGTTGGACCAACTGAAGCAGCGGTAGTAGAGCAACTTAGTCTAACCGATCGATTATCTCTTGGGGCTAATAACATAGTCAATAGTTTTAAGGGAGTAGTTACTGACTACCCAGGAATAACTAGTGCTGTTAGCAGAGCAACTGGGATACCGATCGACACTGCTCGTGCTGTTGCTAATAATGGGTTTAACATTCTGCCAGACAACGAGATCAATGCAATAGTAGCCCGGAATATCAACCCAGCATTTGTTAACTCGTTTAATGCAGTAAGGGACGCAGTAACTGGACAACCGATTAACACTGCTCAACCAGTAAGCGGAACAGGTGCTGCCAATCCGTTTACCTCAGCTTATGACCCCGAAACACAAACTTGGAGTGTGTACGATAACACCACTGGGCAAACAGTCCGAACTGGGTTGAGCGAACAAGCTGCAATATTAGCCGAGCAAGACCTTAATATTAATAGTACGGCAATTATTCTTAATCCTAACCCGGGTGCTGTTTCGTTCCCGAATATTACAATTCCTGGAATTAACCCAGTAACCACACAACAAGCTGCATTGCAGAATGCAGGTACTGATATACAAAACTTAGTTGCAAACGCTAGAAAACAACAAGAACTTAGAAACCAACGTCAAGACAAGGCACAAAGTACCGACTGGCGTGTAAGACTACGTCTGGCGCCAAACAGCAATTATCTATACAATTCCAACGATCCCGGCTTGTTAGCACCATTAGCATCATCTAACGGTACCGACGGCGTGATCTTTCCGTATACACCTGCAATTGACACAGCATACAAAGCCAACTACGAAACTTATGATCTAACACACAGTAACTTTCGCGGGTACTTTTATAAAAATAGTAATGTTGATGTAGTGAACATCAGAGCACAGTTTACTGCTCAGGATACTAACGAAGCTGATTACTTGCTAGCAGTAATTCACTTTTTCCGATCAGTTACAAAGATGTTTTACGGACAAGATGCCTTGCGCGGTTCCCCACCACCATTGGTGTATTTGTCGGGATACGGGGTGAGTCAATTCAATGAACATCCATGTGTGGTTAGTCAATTCAACTACTCACTTCCTACTGACGTTGATTACATCAGAGCCGGTACAACATTGTCAAATGGTACAAACTTATTACCGAACCGTACTCGACAAGCTAACCCAACTAATCCATTGAGCTACTCAATCAGTCGACTATTAAACAATGGACTTACACTTGGCGCACTAGCCGACCGACCAACAGAAATTAACGGTCTGGATGTTAATAGTGTTTCTTATGTTCCAACCAAGATGGAAATTTCAATTGCATTGTTGCCAATTCAAAGCAGATCACAAGTTAGTAAACAGTTTAGTTTACAAGGATTTTCAAATGGCAACTTACTAAGAGCAGGATACTGGTAATGACTAGCTACGAATCAACAAGCCCATATTTTAATACCAATTACACTCAGTTTTATCTTGATGTAATGGTTGACAGACCTATACCTAAGTATTCTGATGATCTGCCGTTTGTTATCACAGAAACTTATCAGTATAGACCAGACATGTTAGCATTTGATTTATATCAAACCCCAACACTTTGGTGGGTATTCTATCAGCGAAATCCAAATACATTACAAGCCCCGCCTCTGGATTTCAAAACAGGGACTACCATATATCTACCCAAGATAAGCACACTACAACAAACATTGGGATTCTAATATGGCAAGTCGAGCTGAATTATCTGCGCAATATAAAAGACTAGTTGCCGAGCGCGAGAAGTTGACTGCAAGATACAACTTTGGCGAAAAAAATCTGTTTGATCAAATACAAGATTTAAATGCTCAGATAAAGGCAACAATTGATCAAATTAACGGATTTGAAGAAACTGCGAGCTCAGGACAGGTTGTTCAAGACGACCAGCAGGCTCGTGTTGAGAACTCTACTCCGATAAATCCCACAGACACTCAGTTAGTAGTATTAGAAAACGGGCGTATTAGTACTAGACCGGATACCTCTAGTGGCACAAATGCACTGCCATCAACTACTCCAGGTAGTTCAGTTAATACTGGAACAGATGCACCGGTAAGAACAATCGGCGAGACGCAAAGCACTCCACCAGGCGGCAGCGGAGTTGATGGCAATGGCAACAGCCCAGGACTTGCATATCCAATAAACGGGTTTGTGTCAGCAGCCGAGGGTGCGTTCAGCGGCGGAAACTTCACTGGGTTATTTGGCAACAGCCCTCGACCAGGCGGCATCAAAGGGACTGGCGCAAGTAGCGAAGATAAAGGCGGTCCAACAGGCGCAGGAACAAGTGCAGTTGTAACGGAACTCAACTCAATTAACTTTACAGAAAAATTAGTACCACAAGACAACATCCTAGATCAGTACAGTAGCTACACATATCAAGCATCTTTGTATCTAATGACCAAAAATGATTATAAGAGAATGGTAGACACTGGTCAGAAAAATTTAAGTACTGCACAACTATTAGTGCAAAGCGGCGGGGCTTCTACCACTGGTCGCGCAGAAAATTTTGACTTAGATTATTATATTGACAGAGTGGAAATTAAGAGTGCATTTTCGGGTAAAGCAACTGGGCTAGCCCATAATGCTACAGCAGTTAAAATGACAGTGATCGAACCTAATGGTGTATCGTTTATTGATAATATTGATGCGGCTGTGCAAAAATTCTTTGGGGGCACCGGGCAAGCTAAAAAAACAAACTTTACCTCGCAAATATATCTTTTGGTAATTAGATTTTACGGTTACGACGACCAAGGAAATATAGTTAGAGCCGCAGCAGTCCCTGGGCAGACAATGTCGACTGCTGGCGCAGTAACAGAAAAGTGGTACCCGTTATCGATGGCCAAAGTAAATTTTAAAATAGCTTCTAAACTTGTAGAATATGATTTAGAATTTTTGCCAACTCCGTACTATATTAACGCTGGTACCAAGAGCGCAACAATTCCCTTTAACGTCGAGCTTAGTGGCGGAACTGTTAAAGATATTTTAGCTGGACCAGCAGTATATGTCGCTGGACAGAATGCTGCAACTGCAAATCAAACCTCCGCAGCTCAAGATCGTACTGGTGTAAATTTAACAAATACCGCCGCTGGTGGCGGTAGAGGTGGAACAACAACTAATCAAACAACACCACCTCCTAAGGCTGATTCTGCAAATACTCCTAAAAAAACTATACGTCAAGGGTTAATGGCCGCACTAAACGAGTACCAACAAGATCTAATAAAAAAAGGAATATATCAGTATGCCGATGTATATAATATTGAGTTTGCATTAGATAGCATGGCCTCGGCAACTATTTTTAATCCAGGACTGAACAAAGGTGCCACGTCAATGGCAACTCCGTCCACCGCAGCAGATCAAAAGCTAGGCACTAAGCAAAGTATGGATCCTAAGAGTCGAATTGAAGGAGCAACTGCGGGTATGCAAGTAATTCAATTTATTGATACATTGATGAGAAATAGCAGTTACATTAGAGATCAGCAGCTAGTTGTTGTGGCTGAGAACACAGGAGCTAATACCAATACTGGAGTCAAGGTAAAAAATACAGCATGGTATAAAATTGGATTCCGTGCAGAAGCCATGATGGACAAGTATGACGAAAAGCGTAATGATTATGCTTACAAAATAACCTATACAATTTCACCTTACAAAATTAGTCAACTTAATAGTCCTTACTTTAAAGTTCCAACATTTGCTGGTACCCATAAAAAATACAACTATTGGTTCACCGGGGAGAACACACAGATACTCAGCTACGAAGAAACACTGAATAGCTTGTATTATGCAATCCTCTCAGGGGCAAACACTGGTGGTGCAAGCAGTAATGCAAATGAGTTGCTAAAGTACCAATATCAAACAGCCAGTGGACAATCGACTCAGGGCGCCAAAGCTAGAACTCTCGAACCAGCAGCTAACGCAGCAGATCAATTGTATAGTCCTAGCGATCTTAAAGAATGTAATATGAGTATTGTAGGAGACCCTGCGTGGTTGCAACAAGGTGAAGCATTTGTTGGCTTACGTAAAGGCGCAAGTGATTACTATAGTGCATTCCTTGACGACGGCACTATTAACTTTGATAGCCAACAAATTTTATTCGAAATAGGATATAATACCAGTAAAGATTATGATCTCGGTACTGGACTGATGCAAATCGATCGAGGCAAGTTCAACTCTGTGTCGCAAAAAGACCAGGAGCTAAGAACTCCGGGCACAACAAAGGCTAGTAGAATATATATTGCAACAGAATGCACCAGTGAATTTGTTAGAGGAAAGTTTACTCAAAACCTCAAGGGGTCCTTGATGATATATTATCCGCCAGGAAAAGGCGAAGGAAGACCATCCCCGGATCAAATTGCTACTACTGCAACTACTGCACTTTCGGCACAAAATAACACAGCAGCAAAACCGTATGTTCCTCCTCGCTCCTCTGTAACTGACCCTACACCAACTTCATCATTGGCCAAAGGCGTACAACAGATACTAAGTCCAGTTACTAACGGAGCAAATTTATCTAATGACACTTTGCGAACTACACCAATTTATAATCAAGCCCGTAGAGGTGGTGCAAGTGATGCGGCTGCATTGGCGGCAGCAAAATCTGCCTCGGCTGCAGGAACAAATAACTACAGTGGATCAGCATTACCAGGTATTAGAGTACCTAACCAACAAATAGTCAAAGATCAATAACAGGTAAACTACAATGGCAGAAAATATAGCAAGAAGCACAGGAAGACCACAAGAATACAAGTTTGATCGTGGCGGCACACCCGCAGAAATGGGTCCGTACATTGGTATCGTGGTTAACAACGTAGACAACACTAGACAAGGAAGATTACAGGTTTGGATTGAACAATTTGGCGCAACCGAACCCGACGGTAGTCCTAATCTAACTGATCCTACTGTTTGGCGTACTGTGAGATATTGCCCTCCGTTCTATGGAGCAACCAAGCAAAGCGGAGCAGCGGGATATGGAACCTTCCCGGGAAACAGAAACAGTTACGGTATGTGGTTTACCCCACCGGACCTTGGAACTCGTGTGCTGTGTTTCTTTGTTGGTGGCGATCCCAGCATTGGCGGATACTATGTTGGATGTATTCCAGAAGATGGTATGAACCACATGATTCCAGCAATTGGAGCTAGCTCGAACTATCAACCTGGAAACGCAACTCAAAGCCAACTGCTAAACAATGTGCCAGTAGCACCAGTGACTGAAATTAACGATGCTAATGCCAGGGTGTCCGACAATCCTAGATTCTTTGCAGAAAAAAAGCCAGTGCAAAGTGTAGTAGCTGGAATTTTATATCAGCAAGGACTCAACAAAGATTTAATCCGTGGACCAATTCGTAGTTCTAGTCAACGAGAAAGTCCGAGCAACTGTTACGGAATCTCTACTCCCGGTAAAGCAATATATCAAGGCGGGTTAACAGAAAAAGACATCAAAGCCAAACTTGAGAAAGATCAAGTTAAATTGTCTGACATTGCAGTTATTGGTCGCCAGGGTGGCCACACATTCGTAATGGACGACGGTGACCTCGAAGGTAAAGATAACCTGGTAAGAATACGCACAGCAAAAGGTCATCAGATCACAATGAGCGACGACGGCGACGCTTTTTTTATTACACATGCTAATGGACAGACCTGGATAGAATTAGGAAAAGCAGGTACAGTTGATGTTTACTCGACTAACAGTATTAATTTAAGATCGGCAGGACAACTTAACTTTCATGCCGATAAAGGAATTAACATGTTTTCGGGCGGTGGTATTAGAATGAAAAGTACATCAAGCACCCTTATCGAGTCCGCAGGTGCGTTGATTGCGTCAGGCGATAAAGCAGTAATCATTAGCAGCAAAAAATCAGTTGGTATCCGCAGCGACGGATCATTGGCATTACAAGGAGCTAAGAGCAGCTGGAAGGGCGGCTCTTCACTAAATCTTAAAGGTGGGAAAATAAATCTCAACGGAGCCTCAACTATACCAGTTAGCGAAGCACCGTCAATTCCGACATATAAACTAGCAGACACAATATTTGAACAAGGAACTGGCTGGACTATAAAGCCAGGAATACTAGAAACAACAGTAACAAGAGCACCTACTCACGAGCCGTATCAGTACCATAGTCAAGGTGCAAACTCAATTACAAATTTAAATCCAGTTGTCGAAAAAACATTAGATCCAGAAAGTGCTACTGCAAAAGCCTATGAACAAGTTAGTGCTGCACCAGTGAAGACCCAACTTACTGTGGCTAACTTGCTTAAAGAAACAAACGCTGCAACAGTAATTGGAAATCTAACCCAAGGACAACTAACTGCACTCACCGCTGCTACTGCTGCTGCTAAAGATTTTCCTGCATATGATGACGAAGGTAATTTAATGCCTGGGTGGCAACTCAACGAAGATAATGATCCGGTATATACTGGTCCTGAGCTAGGTATAAGAGGAGTAGGTATATACGGGCAAACTCCCGAAGCCTTGGTTTCTGCAGGATATCTAAAACCAGCAGCACTAAGTTTAATAACCAGTTTGCAATCAGCAGCGTCGGTATTGACTTCAGATTCTGTGTGGACTGGACAATTTGGAATAGACAGTTTGCTAGGTTATCTTGATTCACCAATACTACAAAATGCAGCACAGCTAGTTGTAATGGCAGGAGCATTTGCAGGCTTGATAGATTCAGGAATATTAAACGGCGATGAAGAGCCACGAGTACAAGCAACATTTTTAGAACCTGCAACTGAAATCGGGGTAACACAAGTGGTGCAATTTGTACAAGATGAAGAAGTGTTGCCCGTAGAAGTAAGAGTAGCAATTATAGAGTCTGGCAGAAGAGGTCAATACGCAATTGATTTTGCTGCTCAGTACCAAGAGCTGCTACTAGAACAAGTAGCACAGGAACCTGAGATTGTAGTTGTAGAAAGAGAAATTATCGACGAAGAAGTCGGTAACTTTATCGACAATCCAAAAATTGATCTACCTCAGTATACAGATGTGCCAGTAGTAATAACTCCCGAAGGTGCGCAGTCGGCCACTACGGCTACAAGAATTCTTGCCAATGTAGCACCGACAACAGGCAAAGAAGACGGTACATTGCGCTTCTCTTCTGGCAGTAACAATGGGTAAATAACATACTATGGCAACTTTTATTGGGTTTAACACACAAGGGCAATACAAGAAGTTTACGTTGACGGATGCAGCATTGGTCAAACGTGATCTATTGAACGCTTTTAATATACGGCAAGGGCAACTACCGGGCCGCCCGGGGTACGGCACTATACTATGGGATTTTGTGTTCGATAGCCAAACAAATGAAACCCTAACAGGTATAGAAACAGAAATACAACGTGTAGCAGGAGGGGATCCTAGACTACAGATCAGTAACGTAGAAGTTTTCCCACAGGACAACGGAATTTTGTTGCAAGTTGAAATTATGATTTTGCCGTCTACAGAAGCAGAGCGCCTGCTTATATTCTTTAATCAAGAAAGTCGAAGAGCCAGCTACGTTTAACTGAGCCGTTTTTAAGTTCCATAAATAAAAGAATACGGAACGAATATGGCAAAGACTACTAGACAAACAGCTATTTTTGGGGTTGAAGATTGGAAACGAATCTATCAAACCTATAGAGAAGCAGACTTTCAAAGCTACGACTTTGAGACCCTACGAAAAAGTTTTGTAGATTATCTACGTCTCTACTACCCAGAAACATTTAACGATTATATTGAGTCAAGCGAATTTATTGCTTTGCTTGATGTCATGGCGTTTATGGGACAAGCACTTGCTTTCCGTAATGATTTAAATGCTAGAGAAAACTATATTGACACAGCTGAACGTAGGGACAGTGTTGTTCGTCTGGCAAACTTGGTCAGCTACACCCCCAAGAGAAATACTGCATCTTCTGGATACCTTAAGGTATTTTCTGTAACTACTACAGAAAGCGTAACTGACATCAACGGTATTAACTTAGCCAACGTTACTGTTAACTGGGCTGACCCAACCAACTTTAACTGGCAGGAACAATTCACTGCAATTATCAACGCTAGTTTGGTATCTAACCAACGCATTGGTCGTCCTGCAAATCGACAAACTATTCTAGGTGTTGATACTTCTGAGTACACTGTTAACTTGGTACCTGGCTACTTGCCAGTGATTCCGTTTACTGCCACAGTTGATGGGATCAACATGCCATTTGAAGCAGTTAATGCTTCTACCCTGGGCAAGAGCTATATCTACGAGCCAAGCCCTCAGCCCAACAGCGAGTTCAACATGTTGTTCCGCAATGACCAATTGGGATTCAACTCAGCAGACAACGGTTACTTTTTCTTGTTCAAGCAAGGTGTTTTACAAAGCCAGGACTTTAACTTAGCAGACCGTGTGAGCAACCGCACAGTTGATATCAATATCGAAGGTGTAAACAACGATGATAGATGGTTATACCAACTTGATGATGTTGGCACAATCTCATCAGAATGGTCGTATGTTCCCAGCGTATACGCAGCAGCAGCAGAGCAAACTACCGCTAAACTGCGACAGTTATACTCAACAACTAGCAGAACAAACGATCAGATTACATTAACATTTGGCGACGGTGTATTCTCAACTATACCAGTTGGTATTTTCCGTTGCTACGTTCGTGCAAGTAACGGGTTAGAATACATCATTAATCCTAGTGAGATGCAAAGCGTGGTTATTCCAATTAGCTACGTAAGTCGAACAGGACAACTAGAAACAATCAGTTTTACTTGTGGTATCACAACACCGGTGTCAAACGCACAGGCACGTGAAAGCATTGACGAAATTAAGCAACGTGCTCCTGCACGTTACTATACACAAAACCGTATGGTAAACGGCGAAGACTATAACAACTTTCCATTTACTGCATACAACTCTATTCTGAAGAGCAAGGCATTGAACCGTGCAAGCATTGGCACAAGTCGTTATCTTGAATTAGTTGACGGAACAGGGAAGTATGCGTCGACTAATGTGTTCTCAAGCGATGGTGCATTGTATGAAAATTTTGCAAGCCCTAGCTTCCAGTTCACATATGGCACAAACAACGAAGTAGCGAGCATTATTGCTAATCAGGTTCAACCAATATTAGCTAACAGCTTGATGCAACAATTTTACTTCGCTAAGTTTTCAAGACCTAGCCTAACAGCACTAGGTGTATCGTGGCACCAAAGTACAAGCATTGCTAACACCACATCTGGGTATTTTCAAAATAGTATAGGGAATCCTGTTCCACTTGGCAGCTACACATCAGATTTTAAAAAGTATATTGTTGTAGGTAGTCTGGTAAAATTTGAAGCACCAGCAGGCTATTACTTTGATGCAAATAACAGACTCAAAATTGGTGTACCAACTAGACCAGGAGAGAAAACAGTAATCTGGGCAAGCCCAACGTCTATCTATCTTGATGGTACTAACAACGGACTTGGTAATCTTGCTAGTGGACTTGGTCCAGTTGAGCTCAACAGCTATGTCCCAACTGGTGCAATTGCTACCCAGGTAATACCAATTTTAGTAACTGATTTGCCACTGAGCTTCGAAACCAGTATGAGAGATCAAATTTTGCTAAATCGAAACTTTGGTATCGGATATGATAATACAGGTAATGTTACTGGTACAGCCGCGACATGGTATTTGATTACGTCAACTAACCTTGATACTAATGCGCCATGGAGCCAATCAAATGCTGGCAATACATCAGGCACAAACAGTGACGCATCTTGGCTAGTGCAGTTTACAACTGACGGCACTACCTATACAGTACAGAGCCGCGCCTTAGAGTATTATTTTGGATCAGTGTTACAAACACGATTCTTCTTCTACGGCGACCAGCAAGTATACGACAGTCGCACTGGCACAGTTATTAAAGATTTTGTTAATGTATTACAAACAAACAGCAGACCAGACACTGCATTGCCGCTCGAAGCTGACACTAAACTAACCATTACAGGACAGCCTGTGTTAAGCGATGGATTTGTTGACGATTTCCAGGTGTTAGTTGGATTCCAAGACAGTGACGTCGACGGGATACCCGACAACCCAGACTTCTTCAATGAGATAGTAGCACCTGACGTAAGTTCAAACCTGAAGTTGGTATTTTTAGAAAAGACATTGGATTTTGATAACTTAGAAAGATATCTATTAACTGAGGCTGGAATAGTTAACACTGAGTATCAAACTCTAGACGATATTGAACTAGTGAAGACACAGTATATTGATGGGCAGATTTTTTATGCATACAACAGTATTCCATCTAACACAATTGAGAATCAAACATTCTACAAACTCACAATTAACACAGTGACTGGAGTGTACTCACTTGCACAAACTACTGAGTATATTGCTAGAATTGGAAGACAAGATCTGTATTTCCAATACCGACACAATTCTCCATTGACATCTAGAATCGATCCAGGCACCACTAACATCATTGACTTGTATGTGGTGACCAATGAGTACTACACAGCATATCAGAATTATGTAAGAGATGTAACAGGCACAGTATCTGAACCAAGTCCTCCAACAATCAATGAGTTGACAACTACGTACCAAGGCTTGCAAGATTACAAAATGATCTCTGACACAGTGATTATTAACAGTGTTGAATTTAAACCACTGTTTGGAGAGAAAGCAGAAGAAAATCTACGTGCAACAATCAAAGTAATTAGAGCATTTAACAGTACAGCATCAGTAAGTGAGATCAAGAATTTGGTAGTAGCTAATCTAAATAATTATTTTAGTATTGACAACTGGGATTTTGGAAGCACATTCTACTTCTCTGAACTTGCAGCGTATCTACATGCAAACATGGGAGATGTTGTGAGTTCAATTGTTCTAGTACCATTGGACCCACAAAAGTATTTTGGTGACCTATACGAAATTCGTTCAGCACCAAACCAAATCTTTGTAAACGCAGCGACAGTAAATAACGTTGAAGTGATCGATGCATTAACAAGCTCGAATATTAGAACAGCACCCGGCAGTGGAGTAATTTAAACATGGCAAGAATAAGAAGTGTAGATTTTCTACCAGAGATTTTTCAAACTACAACTAACAAGCAATTTTTAGCAGCGACTCTTGACCAGTTAATACAAGAACCAAACTATACTAAAATACAAGGATTTGTAGGACGTCGAGTTGGCCCAGGTGTAAACCCCAACGACGAGTACATCAAGGAATCAACTGATGTTCGTACTAACTATCAGTTAGAACCAGGCGTTATTCTCAAGGAAGAAAATAGTTCTGACATAAAAGATGCCATTACCTATCCTGGAATAACAGATGCATTAAATCTTGCTGGCGCACTTACAAATGATACCGGTAGATTGTATACCAGTGAATACTATACCTGGGATCCGTTTATCGACTTTGACAAGTTTGTTAACTACGGCCAGTACTATTGGTTACCCGGTGGTCCAGATCCTGTAAACGTGTTTGCTGGCGAAGTTCCGTTAATTCAGACTTTTGATGTTACTCGTGAAAACGGTGTGTATAATTTCACTGGTGAGTCAGGAAATAATCCTACCATCACTATGTTGCGCGGAGGCAACTACACATTTAACGTTGCCCAAAACAATAAAGAAACAGTTAACTACCGTGTTACTAACAATAGCACCACTGCGTTTGTTATTGACTACGAAGCTAACCCAACATTAGAATTAGTGCGAGGTAACACTTATGTGTTCACGTTGTCGCTAAAGGGAGACTTTCCTTTCTATATTAAAACTGCACAAACTCTGGGTACTACTAATCAGTACACAGAATTTCTGCCAGACGGGTCTCCTGCAATCGTTAATAACGGCGCGGTGCTAGGAACAGTTACATTTACTGTGCCACAAGACGCACCCGATACGTTGTATTACACAACTAGTATTCAGCAAAACATGCACGGTACAATCAATATTGTAAATGCACAGGCTGGCACAGGTCCTGGATTCTGGATTCAAGTTGATCCGGGCATCAACGGAAAATTAATTGCCTCACCAAACATCAGTTCTCGCACTGTACTTGGTGTAGAAAACAACGGCGAAGACTTAGGAACAGTTACATTTAATGTGCCTGATGTTAACGCTCAACAATTTTATTATGATCTAAACGCTATCAGTGGTGTTGATTTTATAACCAACTTACGTTTTAACGAGATTAATAATCAACCATTAGCCTTGTTCTTAGCAACACACAACGGGATCGACGAAGTACAAAATCTCGACGGCAAAACTTTAGTATTCCAAGAGCAGTCCGGAGGCTGGGAAACATCAGTATTAGGAGCTGGGTTCGATGGCGGATTTGACTCAACTACAGAAATTCCAGAATCGGAAAGATACAATGTTTGGCAAATCCAATACGTTACTTTAGATAACGTAGTTTACATCACACTGAATAATGTTATAACAGTAAACCAATTTGACAAGTTTACTATTCAGTACGGTACTCAATACAGTACAACACAATGGTATAAATCTGCAGACGGAATTTTTTCCGAGATTCCATTATTAACAGCAGTTAAAGATACGCTATACTATCAAGATGGTACTGATCCAGAAATATTCGGTCGTATTAGAATCTTAGATCAGACGTCTGCCAGCCAGCTTGATGTTGATGACATTATCGGAAAGAAAACATACACCAGCCCAAACGGTGTAGCATTCACTAATGGACTTAAAATTACATTTTCTGGAGATGTTACACCTGCAGAGTATTCCGGGCAAACATATTATGTAGAAGGTGTTGGCACAGCAATTACTTTACTGCCAGTAAGTAATTTTGTAACACCTGAGACATACACTGAAAGTGAAAGCATTCCTTACGATAGTACCGGTTACGATGTTGGAAACTTTGATTCAAGTTTAAACCAACCACTGACCCCTGACTATCTTACAATTAACCGTGCTAGCCTTGACCTGAACCCTTGGACTAGATCTAATCGTTGGTTCCATATTGATGTAATTAATGCGTCTGCTGCCTACAATGATACAGTAGCAGTATTAGACAACACGCTAAGAGGCAAGCGACCTATTCTTGAGTTCCGTGCTGGTACAAAATTATACGATTTTGGGACACAAGGAAAAACACCAGTTAACATTATTGACTTTGAATCCACCGATGCCTTAGGAACAATTAATGGTAGTATCGGATACTCCACTAACGGATACAATCTGATTGACGGATCACGTGTGATTTTTGCCGCAGACTTGGATCCACAAGTTAGAAATAAGATTTACACAGTTGAATTTATTACTCCTGACACAGTAGAACCTCTAATTGCTGAGCCAGTAATTAACTTGGTACCAGCAGCAGACGCTGACATATTAGTAAATCAAACAGTAGTGTGTCTAAGCGGAAATACGTTGCAAGGCAAGAGTTTTTACTACGATGGTGTTGAGTGGCTAACTGCACAGCAAAAGACATCTACCAACCAAGCGCCGTTGTTTGATGTATACGACTCACTTGGTGTGAGTCTCGGTAACCGAGAAAAATACCCAAGTACTAACTTCATTGGAAGTAAATTATTTTCTTACGCATCAGCAACCGGAGTTGAAGATCCTGTATTGGGGTTTCCGTTAAGATATCTAGCGCTGGCCAACGTTGGCGATATTGTGTTTGACAATAATCTGTACGCAGACACATTTACATATACTAAAGACAATGTTAGTAGTGTTGAAAAGATTAGCATTGGTTACGTAAAACAATTCAGTAATCGCGTTGACTTTATCAAAGAAATCGGCTGGCAAACTGCAATTACAAAGAGTATTATTCGTCAGCAATTTAGATTCAGGTACGATGGTATCACATCTTTAAAACTTGATGTAAAAATAAACGAATCGTTGCCGGTTCCAGCATTACAAGTATATGTTGGCGCACAGTTTAAAGATCCTGGCACCTATACAATAACAACCACAGCTGACTCTACAACTATTACACTAGACAACACTTACGCGGTTGGGGACATAGTCGAAGTTGACGCATTAAGCGACCAGACTAGTAAGGTAGCATTTTATCAAGTTCCAGTTAACTTAGAAAATAATCCGTTAAATCAGAACAGCACTTATTTTACTCTTGGTACTATCCGAGCTCATTATGAAACGATTGCTGAAAACTTAAAAACTATCGTGGGCGCAGTAAATGGCGCTAACAACACACGCGACCTTGGGAATATTATTCCATACGGTCAGAATATTCTGCAACAAAGCGCACCGCTGACATTAGCTGGCTTCTTTATGAGAAGCACCGAATATAATGTGTTTAACTCACTAAGTTACAACAGTCGAGAATACGAAAAGTTCAAAGCACAGTTGCTTGATACTGCAACTCGTAACGACTATACCAACTACACTATCCCGGACATGCTTACCGCAGTTATTACGGATATTAATACTGGTAGAACTTATAATAGTCCTTTCTACTGGACAGACATGTTACCGGCCAGCTCGGTGTTTACGCAAAGTGTAACCACAGTAACTGTGTTGACTACTGATGTGTTTGACTTATCGACTACATATGATTTTACTAGTTCAAACTATGCAGGACTATTGATCTATGTTAATGACGTGTTGCTGACTACTGGCACAGAGTACACTGTTTCGACAGACGGACCACGAGTTACACTATTAGTACCGCTAGCAGTAGGTGATGTTGTTACTATTCGAGAATATGAAACTACCTACGGTAGCTTTGTTCCGAACACCCCAACTAAGATGGGTCTGTGGCAATCATGGATTCCTGCTATATATGTAGATACAAATTATGTAACACCTCAAACAGTAATCCGAGGACATGACGGTAGTATCACTATGGCGTTTGGTGATTTCCGAGATCAGTTGTTACTTGAATTTGAAACTAGAATTTATAACAACTTAAAAATTCAAAGTGAGATTCCTTTACCGGCTACTGAAGTTATTCCTGGACAGTTCCGCACTACTGACTATACTCTCAGCGAAGTTAATCAAATCTTAGCAACTGATTTCTTGTCGTGGATTGGCTGGAATAAACTTAACTATCAAAATCAAGATTACATTGCTGCAAATGAGTTCACATGGAACTACAGTACCAGTGGTAATGTTCTAACTGGTCCTAATGAAGAACCGTTGCCGGTTGGTGCATGGAGAGGAATCTATCAATATTTCTACGATACTACTAGCCCAAATACTACTCCTTGGGAAATGCTTGGCTTCAGTGAAATGCCTACATGGTGGCCTGAAATTTACGGAACTGCTCCGTATACTAGAGACAACTTAGTATTGTGGGACGACCTTGCTGCCGGTAAAGTTGCTGACCCGGCTGGCACATACTACAAGCCTGAATATGCAAGACCAGGCCTGACTAAAGTAATCCCAGTGGGACCTAGCGGAGAGCTACTGAGCCCGTTTGATTCGGTAGTCGGTTACTACGATGCTAGCCAATTCCAGAAGAGCTGGACATTTGGCGACGGCGGCCCAGTTGAATACTCGTGGAACAAGAGTTCGAGCTACCCATTTGCAGTGATGCGATTGTTAGCACTAACTCGTCCTGCAGAGTTCTTCTCTTTATTTGCTGACAGAGATTTATACAAGTACGATACTGAATACAATCAGTATCTGTATGACGGTCGTTATCGACTAGATGCTAATGGTGTTCAAGTTTACGGCGACGGTACAAGCAAAGCAAGTTATATTAACTGGATTGTTGATTACAATAGACAGCTTGGTATCAATAGCACTGCAACACTTGAGACTGCACTTAGCAATCTCGATGTAAGACTATGCTACCGATTTGGGTCGTTTACTGACAAACAGTATCTTAAAATTTATGCCGAACGTTCGAGCCCAAACAGCTCAAACTCAGGGCTACTACTACCTGACGAAAGCTATAACTTATTGTTGTACAAGAATCAGGCATTTGAAAGAATAACCTACAGCTCAGTTATTTTCCAAGTTGTACAAGGTGGCTATGCAGTGTATGGGTACAGTTTAACTGCTCCATATTTTGAAACATTAGTTAGCAAGACATACGGAACAAAAACTACCATATCTGCTGGCGGACAAAATGTAACTGTACCAAACCAGTATACCGCAGATGTAGTGCAGGTTCCTTATGGATACGTGTTTACTAACAAAACAGTTGTAGTTGATTTCTTATTAAGCTACGGGGCGTTGTTAACATCTCAAGGACTAGTATTTGATGACAGAGAAAATGGCCATTCTCTTAACTGGAATCAAATGGCACAGGAATTTTTATACTGGGCAAACCAAGGCTGGGCCGAAGGATCTGTGATAAACTTAAATCCAGCTGCATTTTCGATTACCGCTGTAAAAAATCAAGCGGTAGTAGAAAGCATTGTTGCACAAACTCCTGAGAATGGCCTACTAGATCAAAATCGTATATCATTACCATTGAACGATATTGTAGTAGATAGACAAGAAAATGTATTCACCGTTAGCTCTCTTACCCAACAGTCAATAGCATATCTTGATTTAAAGTTTACTAACTACGAAACAATGATTGTTCTAGATAATGTTAGTATCTTCAGCGATTTGATTTATGAACCAGTGACCGGCGCTCGACAAAGCAGAATGAACATCACTGCTACTGTAAGTGCAGACTGGAATGGTACATTGGATGCTCAAGGTTTTGTACTAAACAATGCAAATACAATTAAAGAATGGCGCTCAAATCAAAAGTATGCCAAGGGAGAAATTGTAACGTACAAAGGAAACTACTGGAGTGCCCAGACAATCATACAACCTAGTGTTGAATTTAAGTATGAAAATTGGGTTAAGAGTGATTATACCAAGATTCAACGCGGATTACTACAGAACATTCCGAATCAAGCAAACCAGCTTGCTAACTCGTACAGTGTATATAATGCTAACCTAGAAACAGATCAAGATCTAGTAGGTTATGGCCTAATTGGATTTAGACCACGCGAGTACATGAGTTCGTTAAACCTTGACGACATAAGTCAAGTAAATCTTTACAGTCAGTTCCTCAAAGATAAAGGTACCCTTCGAAGCGTAAGATTGTTAAGCAATGCTAACACAGGCAAAGAAGCTGCTGAGTATAATGTATTTGAAAACTGGGCAATTTTAAAAGCCACGTACGGTGCCAACGCCAACCGCAGTTTTATCGAACTAAGACTCAACGAGGCCGATTTGTTAGCTGATCCTAGCGTAGTTCAAGTAGTATTGCCACAGCAACAAAGCCAAGCCGATCAGACTATCTTGTTGGAAAACCTGTGGAGACAAAGTTACAAGTTGGCATCTACAGATATTCTGCCAACTACGCTAACCCCAGTGCAAGACTCGTCACTGCCTACTGCTGGCTATGTAAATCTCAACGACGTTGATATCACAGTATTTTCTTTAGCAACTAACTTATCGTTAGCTCCTGGAGTATTGGATACTATTGGTGTAGGAACAACAATCTGGGCTGCTAAAATAAACGGCTACGACTGGGGTGTGTATAGATGTAATTCTATTCCTGGATTTGTTAGTGCAGTGTCTACTAATTTAAATTCTACTAGTGTTGTAACATTTACAAAACCGCACGGTCTTGGAATTAGTGATGTTATCATTATTCGATTCTTTAATTCTACTGTGGACGGTGTATATCATATACTTGCAGTACCAACACCTACTACAGTAGTAGTAGAACTAACAGTACCGCAGGATGTAACTGGTAATGGTGTAGCACTGGTGCTACAAACCATGCGTGTGTCGCAAGCCAGCGATGTAATCAACTTACCATATGCAAATGATTTAGTACCCGGCGCTAAAGTCTGGGTAGACAACAACGGTAGCGACAAATGGACTGTGCTAGAAAAACAGTCACCGTTCACTGAATCAATTGATTTACCTTACCCGTTGCCAATTTACAATTCAAAATTTGGTGCAAGTATCAGTCAAGGTGCTAACAATATTATTGCAGCAGCAGGAAGCCCAGGGTATAGCACTACTGGATTTGGTACTCAAATTGGCGCAGTATACGCTTATCTCAGAGATAACAACAATCAATACGCATTGACTACCACTATTAATCTAGGCGCAACTGGCACACTAGGGTACGGCAACGCAGTAGATATTGGCGATCAAAATTGGTTAGTTGCCGGTGCAAGTGCATCTAACGGAAATCAAGGATATGCCGCAACTATCTACCGTCCCTCTTTTGCAAATACATTTGAGCAGAGACAAATATTAGTTGCACCTGATCAGGATTTCTCGGCAACTAAATTTGGTTATGCAGTATCATTGAGCAAAGATGAACGTTGGATGTATATTGGTGCCCCGGACGCAAACAAAGTGTATGCATATGGTCGTGTAGATATTGAAGAACAACAAGTAAGATTTACTACAACTGGCACCACTGCAATTTATACATTTGGAACTGACATTGAGTTTGATGTTGCTAACCCTGAACAGTTGTTTGTTGTGTACAACAACAAATTGTTGGATTACGGGGTAAACTATAGTGTAACTGCTGATAGTATCACATTGTCGTTTATTCCGCCTGCTGGTCAAAGTATTATTATCTCGCGCAAGCAATCTCAACAGTTAGATAAGAAAACATTCTACGACGTAGTACAAACTACTACATCTGGAACAGGAACCGGCGCTGAATTTACGATTGTAAACACACGAGGCAACTATTCTGTAACACTAACTACAGCCGGCAGTGGATATGCGATTGGTGACACACTCACTATTGATGGATCTACACTTGGTGCAGAAAATTCTTTACCAACCGCGCCGACTACTCCTGCAAACGATCTAGTAATTACTGTTACAGATGCTAACGGTACTAGCGGCACAATCGTAGATTTTACAGTTTCGGGAACTGGTGTTACAACAAATTACGTATTCCCAATAACACCGTACTTGTACACAGTTAGTGATATCTACTCGTTTACAGTAACAGTAAACGGAGTAATTCAAAGACCGTTTATTGACTACGATTACAATACAGACAGCGCATTCAGTCAAGATATTGTGTTCAATACTATTCCACCAGCTAACGCAATTATTGCAGTATCTTCTGCAACTTACTTTGCTCCGGTGACTACATTAACTATTAATGGACTTGCTGACAACGCAGGATTTGGTACAAGTATTACACAAAGCGTAGACGGTCGCCAAATCTTAATTGGTGCACCGCGTGATGATTCTACTACAGTTGATAACAGTGGGTCGATTTACGCATTTGATAGAAATACTATTCGTTACATTGTTAGTGACACTGAGTCTAATACATTCGAGCTACCAGCATCCTGGGCAGCACCTGTTGCAGTAATTGTTAACAACCAGTATCTACTAGATTCTGCCCAATACATCAATGGACAGTATTCCATTAGTGGGTCTACTGTTACTATTGGCATCGAACTTAATGTTGGCGATATTGTTGAAATTGAAAACAACATATTCAATCTAGTACAAAAAATTAATGCAGCGGCTCCATTTAGTGAAGACTCTTATGGTGCAGCAGTCGACATGTGTCCTAATAGTTGTAGTCTCTATGTTGGTAGTCCTACTGACAGCACAGTACTACCACAAGCTGGATCAGTTGAACGTAGAGTAAACCAATCTAGAATATACGGCGTAACATCAAGTGTTGCGAATCCAACTCTTACTGCCGGCGATACTATTAGAATTAATAATATGCCAGTGGCTGTACCAGCTGTACCAAATAACACTGTTATTGGTCTAGCTGCTGCTATTACTAATTCAGGTATACCAAACGTAAGTGCAACAGTAGCAAATGGTGTATTAACATTAGGCGTAATTAATTTTGCAGCATCAACACCTGCTGATAGATTAACAGTACTTCCTGGTGTGACCGGAACAGCGTTTGCAGATCTTGGCTTCAACACTTATGCATATACACAAACTATATTGAGTCCGTACCCAATACAAAGTGCGCAATTTGGATATGCTGTTAACATTGACTCCGAAGCTGACAACTTAGTAGTCGGTGCTCCACGAGGCAACATTTACGAAATTACTACGTTCGACGAAGGAACTACTTATTTTGATGATCGCAGTACAATAGTATCAGGAATTGTTGTTGAAAGTGGCGCTGTGTATACATTTGATTATTTGCCAGGCGCAAATATGACAATAAGTGATCCAGGCAAGTTTGTATTTGGTCAACAGATCTATAACAGTACAATTGAACCTTTAGACCAATGGGGATATTCAGTAAGCTATGTATCTGGAAGATTATTAGTAGGAGCTCCGGGTAGCGACTTAGGTGATAGTAGTGTAAACTACGGCCGAGTGGCTAGATTTGATAACGTCGACCGTAAATTAGCATGGACAGCAATACATACACAACAACCAGTAGCAGATGTTCAGCTGCTGAACTCTGTGTTTATGTACGATAGATTAGATTCTAGCCGCACTTACTTCTTTGATTTTATTAATCCGTTGCAAGGCAAGATTCTGGGAGCGGCAAGACAAAATATTGACTTTATTACTGCCTATAACCCAGCAAAATACAATGTTGGCCAATTAAACAATAATGGCAATTTCTGGGCAGAAGATTATGTTGGGAAAATATGGTGGGACATTAACTCTACTAGATTCATTGATCCAAGCCAAGACGACATAGTATACGCAAGTCGCCGGTGGGCGCAGTTATTCCCTGGATCGTCAATTGATATTAGTCAATGGGTCGAGAGTGAAGTTGCTCCAGCGAACTATCAAGGTCCTGGGCAAGTTCTTGACACCACTAGCTATACAGTTAAAACTAGATTAAACGCCCAAGGGGTGTTTACTACAACATATTATTTCTGGGTAACTGGACTAGACATCATCAATACAAGTGCTGGAAAAACACTCAGTACTAATGGCGTTGCTCGTTATATTGAAAGTCCTAAGAGCAGCGGCATTCCGTATATTGCAGCTCTAGATGCCAATACAGTTGCAATCTACAACGGGTTAGAATATCTATCTGCTGCGGACACTATCTTGCATATTGAATACGATAGAGAGTATACTGAAGATAACATCCATACAGAATACGAGTTAATTGCACAGGATGATCCTGAGAGCTTCTTGAGTGCAAACTTGTATCGAAAGTTACAAGACAGTTTTTGTGGCGTAAACTCAGTAGGTGCGTTAGTACCTGATCCAGCACTAACTATTGCTGAACGATACGGACTACAATTCCGTCCTCGCCAGAGCATGTTTGTAAACAGATTTGCTGCACTTGACAACTATCTAACTAGAGCAAATACTGTGCTGGCGCAGTATCCAATTACTGAGAGTAGAACATTTATCCTGCTGAATAGCAGTGAGCCGGAGCCAACATCTTCAAGTGGAGAGTGGAACAAACGTCTAGCTAATATCGAAGAACTAGGATACCAGAACATTAATTCTGTACCAGTTGGATACAAGTATCTCATAGCGTCTGACAGCACTAACGGTGGTCTCTGGACTATCTACACGGTAATTGTAGACACTGTATTAATCGGACAGCCAAGATCTACACAACTGAGTAGAGTACAAACCTATGATACAAGAAAGTACTGGCAATATATCAACTGGTTTGAAACTGGTTATAATCAATTAACTGTGCCTGTAGCTGAAGTAATTAATTACAGTGCTCTAGCATCATTGAATGTAGCAGTTGGATCCAGCGTAAAAGTTACATTTAATGCACAACAAAAATGGGAAATCTATCAACGCACTACGTTGGGCTGGAATCGCGTTGGCCTACAAGACGGAACAATTGAGTTTAAATCTGAATTGTGGAACTACAGTGTAGGTAAGTTTGGGTTTGACGTTGAAGTATTTGATTCGCAATACTTTGACCAAGAACCGACTATTGAGACTCGTAAAATCATTCAGGCAATCAACGAAGAACTGTTTGTTGCTGATCTGTTGATAGAGCGTAATCGTCAGTTGATCCTGATGTTTAATTACATTCTTAGCGAACAGCAAGCACCTGAGTGGCTAACTAAGACCAGTTTAATTGATGTGGACCACAAGATTAGACAGTTGCTGCCATATGAAAATTATCTTCAAGACAACCAAAACTTTGTATTAGACTATATCAACGAAGTAAAGCCTTACCATGTACAGATCAAAGAGTTTAATCTCACATACGATGGTAATGATGCATATGGCGGTGATGTTACTGACTTTGATATTCCAGCATACTATAACTCAGAGTTGTTAGTGCCGCAATACATAAGTCCGGTGTTGTTACCATACACTGAGAGTACTGCTGTTGGGACTGGTACACCAAGCCAGATTGCAGACACACCGGCAGATGCTGAACTTTGGGTAAAATGGCCATGGAACGAATGGTACAACAATTATTTGTTAAGTATCCTTGAAGTTAATATTGCTGATACAGGAATCGGTTACAGTGTAGCACCTGACGTAGTAGTCACTGGTGAGTGCGTGGTACCAGCAACAATGGAAGCAGTGATTAACAGTGCTGGACGAGTAGTTGCTGTTAATATCATTGATCCTGGGTCGGGCTATAGTACCACAGCGGTGATTACATTTACAGGCGGCAATGGTGTAGGCGCTAGAGCATATGCTGTAATGGGCAACGACTTGGTTAGAACAATCAAGACCACCATCAAGTACGACAGATACCAGTACACAAGTGATATCTCTGAATGGCAAGCTGGATTCAATTACGATAACGGTATGCAAGTAAGATACGATAATCGTGTATGGGAAGCTGCAAGTACTGACAGCACCGGTATTCAGAGCGAGATTTTTGATCCTGAACAGTGGACATTAGTTAATGCTAGCTCATTAAGCGGTATTAATAGAACACAAGGTTTTTACACGCCAACTGCAAACGAGCCAGGCCTAGAGCTAGGGCTATTGTTAACTGGGATAAACTATCCTGGTGTGCAAGTAGCAGGAGTTAGCTTTAATCAGAACACTGGTTTTGACGTAGGTAACTTTGATGTTAACCCATACGATAACATTTCTTATAGTCCCGAAGGACTGCCAACTTACGACCCAGGTATCCTTAACGCAATCTACGACAGCTTCTACGGAACGCCAGCAACTGGTCCAATCCCTACAGGCACAGCGTTTACTGATATCAACGTTGAAGGTGGCGAGTATGTTGACACTTACTCAAGCCATGCGCCTGAAGAACTAATCCCTGGCGCTGAGTTTGATACGTTGGATTTCCGTGTTTACACTCGTCAAGGTAGTGACTGGTTGTTCGACGGACATGGCTTCAGAGAAGAAGAGTACGATTATACACTCGATACTACAGCACCAGCTGTGAGTTTCGGTGATATTATAGATTACCCAATCTCTGTTATTGTTAATAACGAGTCTCTTGGATTAGAGCTAACAGAAAATATTCACTATACTATTGACTGGGTTAACCAAACTGTTCTTGTTACTAGCGGTGCTGTTAACGGAGAAATAATTAACTTATCTGTGTACGGACTTGGCGGCGGCAACCAACTTTATAGAAATACATACATTGGTAATCAAATTGCCAACAATCGTATTATCTTGCCAGTTGAGTTTAATGAAGTAATTGATCTTGCAATATTTGTAAATGGTACTAACACCACTAGCTACACATACGAAGAGTACAATACATCTCAAACCTTGGTAATATTCAATCAAGCATACACAGAAACTGATTACATCAGTCTAACTGCAATCGGAGCCACAACAAGCGAAGATGGTTCTACCATCTATGACTATAGCTGGAGTACTGCGGTTACGCAGACAATTGTTGGTGACGGATCAACACTGGCATTTGATCTAGATAACAGTGTTGAGTTTACTAACCCGGCAAATATACTAGTCACTGTAAATGGACAACGTGCAAGAACTGCTGCTGGTATTGAATACTACGGTGACGGTAGCTCGGCATTCTTGTTACCTCAACGACTAGGATTCAGCGAAGCATTAATTAGTAACAACGATGTACTAGTGTATATCAATGATATTCCACAGGTATACGGAACTGAATTTGTACTTGAGCCATGGACTGGTGATCAACGTCAAGTGGTGTTTACTGTGACTCCCGAACCTGAAGATCGTATTTTGATCGCAGTCACTACTAACACTCAATGTCGCGTTAACGGTACTCAACTGTACTTTGATCCAACACAAGGACTAGTCCCATTGGCCGGGGATATCATCAATGTAACAACATGGAACGATACTCGCCAACAAGATGCACTAACTCAAGTATTTGTTGGTCCAACTAACATTACTGTTCCTGTAAGTGTAGGATACGACGATGCTGTGTACAGCGGAGATGCAGTTGATGCTAGTTTTGATTATGCAGATGGCGCGGTGATCCAGGCAAATAACTTGGTGCTGGACCGAACTATTACTGATCCAACAAGAATGATAGTGTCTTTAAATGGTAGACGCCTATTCTACGGAGAAGACTTTACTATGAGTAATAGCGGAACCGAAGTGGTGTTAAGCAGAGGGTTAATGAATGGAACCGATGTGGTTATGGTTACTATGTTTACTGAAAGCACAGTTCCAGAAGCAATAGCATTCCGTGTGTTCCAGGACATGCGAGGCCTTCAATCTACTTACAGAATAACATCAGCAACAAGCACAGTATTAGTTGAAGATTTTGGACTGTATGATGATATAATTTATGTACAAGATGCATCATCTCTGGACCAACCTGATTTATTAGGTAATATCTGGGGCGTGGTAACAATCAATGGTGAGCGTATTATGTACAGAGAGCGTAATACTACAAACAACACTATTAGTAGTTTACGTAGAGGTACTGCTGGTACAGCACGGGATGAACATCGTGTCGGTAGCTTGATCTACAGTTTGGGCGCCGGCGAATACTTGCCACAACAATTCCAGGACTACGTTGATAGCAACTATTTCCTTGCTGATGGTACAACTACATCGTTTGCAGCTGATAATATTACATTCAATTCTGGCGAAACAGCTCTTGCTACTGCCGCAGTTGAAGTTTATGTGGGCGGAAGTCGTGTAACAACAGGCTACACTATTTCTGCAATTGACCCTGTAACTGTAGTGTTTGATACTGCCCCAACAAACGGATACGGAGTGAATATTCTAGTGCGCCGTGGTGTAACATGGTATGCACCGGGTGCAGGAACACCGTCAAATGGGGTTCCGTTACAAGATACAAATACTCAGGCCGCAAGGTTCTTGAGGGGGCTGTAAATGCAGGTAAATAAGTCATGAATCAAAGCAACGAAGCTAAACAACCAGAATTGAAGCCAGTGGAGCAAAAACCCACTGGTCGTCGCCCTAATGAAACTGGATCAATATCAGTTGAAGGGCATGTTCGCATATTTGATCCTGCATCCAAAGAAATTTACGTGGAGAAAAGAGCATGATTATTCAGCCAGGCCTGGCCAAAATTGAAGGATTTGTAAAAATTCTTGACCCTAACAGCGGCGAAGTACTAGTAGACAAAAAGAATGCCATTCACTATGAAAACATTTCTATTTCGATGGCTCAAACCCTGAGCAATCGTGATGTAGGATGGATCTATACAATGGCATTTGGCAACGGCGGTAGCTCAGTTGACCCCACTGGTGTTATCACATACTTGCCCCCAAATACAACAGGGCAAAATGCCGACTTGTATAACCAAACTTATTCTAAGGTAGTTGACGATAATTCGGCTGCTAACACAGATACTGCAAATAACAAAATGACTGTATTACATACCACAGGTAAAGTTTACACAGACATTTTAGTTACTTGTTTGTTGGATTACGGCGAACCCGCAGGTCAACAAGCATTCGACAACTCAACCAATTTCAACGGTGAGTACGTTTTTGACGAACTAGGATTAAAAGCATGGAATGGATCAGCAACAGATTTGCGACTGATTACACACGTGATTTTTCACCCAGTTCAAAAGAGTTTGAATCGTCAGATTCAAATTGACTACACCTTGCGTATCCAGACCCTGACTAATTTAAGTCAAGCGTAATATGGATATATTAACAGTTAATAAATAAAGTTAGGACGGAGTTTTCCATGGCATATACAATCAATCTTACCGACGGTACAGTTTTCGCTACTATTGCAGACGGTACTATCAACACATCGAGCTCGATGACACTTATCGGCAAAAACTACGCTGGCTACGGCGAGTTTGTAGACGAGAACTTTATCCACATGTTGGAAAATTCATCGAATACTACAGCACCTGGTGCTCCACTTACTGGACAACTTTGGTGGGATTCGGGCACCGGCTTACTAAAAGTTTATAACGGTACAGTGTTTAAAACAGTTAGTGCTGCAACTGCTAGTACCAGTGCTCCTTCATCAAACGTAACTGGTGACTTGTGGTACGATACTACCAACGCTCAACTTAAAGTATACACAGGCTCTGCCTGGTTGCTAGTTGGTCCTGCGTTTACTGCCGGTACAGGTACTACTGGTGCTATTGTTGACACTATTGTTGATAACACTGCTGTTAGTCACGTTGTAATTAAATTCTACGTGGAAGACAGTGTTGTAGCTATCATGAGCAAAGACGCTTCGTTTACACCACAAGTTGCAATTTCTGGATTCACTTCCGTGTTGCCAGGTATGACCCTAGCATCAAGCATTGGCGGTCAGACACCATTGTTCCAAGGAACATCTAGTGATTCAAATGCGCTGGGCGGCAATGCAGCATCTAGCTTTATGTTGAAAAACACCAACCAAACCACAACAGGTACAATTGGTATTCTAAACGACAGCGGTATGACAATTGGTGCAGACCAAGACCTTAACATGACAGTTAGCGGTATCAACACACTGATTAGCAACATCACTTCAGGTGGTAACATGGTATTCCGTGTAAACGTTGGCGGCGTACAAACCACAGCAATGACTATTTACGGTGCAAACGGTACTATTAGCGGTAACCAAATTAACGCTAACTACGCTGACGTTGCAGAACGATTCCATGCAGACGAAGTGCTAGAAGCTGGTACAGTAGTTGAACTAGGCGGCTCTGCAGAGATTACCAAAGTTGGTGTTGATCTGAGCGATAAAGTGTTCGGCGTGATAAGTACTAACGCAGCTTACTTGATGAATAGTAAAGCTGGTAATGATAGCACACACCCTCCAGTTGCGATGACCGGACGTGTTCCTGTTAAGGTAATTGGCGTAATCAACAAAGGTGATCGTCTTGTATCTGCAGGCGACGGGTATGCTCGTGCAGCTCAACCAGGCGAAGCCACTGCGTTTAACGTGATTGGTCGTAGTTTAGTAGCTAAACAAGATACTGGACGTGGCACAGTTGAAGCTATCGTAACAATCAAATAATTAGGACACAGCAATGACATATTCAGTAGGCGGATTAATCCAAGCAGCAGACTACAACGGGTTTGCAAACGACAGTGCCAATAACATTGGCAATATTTGGAACGTAGGGTCCACAGACAAAGGTTGGGGACAAACTACCTTCGCGAACGTGTCAGCTGGCGGTACTGTAACAGCTACGCAATGGGCTAGTTTAGTTAATACATTAAGTGCCATGGGAAGCCAAACTGGTACTACTATTACATCTAGAACTGCACCTGTTGCAGGTAACACTATTAGTATTCTAAACAACGTTGCTACTGATATTAACAACATCACTAACAACCGTGGCAATGCCATTGCGGTAGGAAGCACAATTAGTGCATTTAGTGGTACAACTAGTAAAACAGCAGCAACTGGATCTGGCGCAACTGCTTGGACAATTACATTCACTCATACAGTTACTTTTGCTGACGCAGCTTCTATGCGTTACTTCTGGAACGCTGGCGGCATTGTTAAAATAATGTACGGTAAAACATCAACAGGTACTGACCATGATCCAGATTGGAACACACTAGCTGGCCAATGTGGTTCAATTAACATTACTGGTCGTGTAAACTCTAACTCGCAGTTGATTGCTGGTACTACATATACTGGAACAACTCGTGTTGGTGGAACAGGTGGTACACAAACTACACTAGCAACAACAACAGGTTGGTATAACTTAACCACATCACCTACTACTGTGTTCCAGTTGAACAACGTAACAGCACCATACACACCTGAATACATTCGTACTACTGCTACAGCAACTAGTGGAACTGTGTTAACATTGGTTACTACATGGGTAGATGACGGTACTTCGGGTGCTGGCAAGACATCTAACATTTCTGGTGGTACTGCTACTACATCTCCTGCAACGTCAATCACAGGAACTGCACCAACTACATTGGTAAACGTAATTTTACCAAGCACAACATATCTAACAACTGCAAGCTGGGGAACCCCAACTATTGCAGCTTCGGTTGCCTAATTAGGTTAACCAAACTCAACTGTAAAGGGCTGCAAAGCCCTTTACTTTTATCTATTTTTCCTGTAAAATGTACACATGGATACTGATAACCTTATTGCACACGCACGATCACGTTTTGATCACGAGAGTGCTAGACGCACACTCAAAGAAAAATATCAAGCTAAAATGCTGTTTGCACATGCCGGCGGTATGTGGCAAGCTGGACCAGAACTACAGGCAGTCCTATTACAGTGTAGCCCAACTGAAGATGTAGTTATTTTGGACCTGTACCAAACTCCTACCAAAGTTCGAGCACCTGAACTATTTGCAAAGGCATACGCATTATGGCAAGAACAACTAAACGCATGGCTAGTAGAGTACGAGCAACTGAATCGCAAAAGATGACAACCGGCGCACTGATATTTGCATTTAACAATGAGCACACTGACTACGTTAAAATGGCTGCATGGAGTGCTAAAAGAATTCGTAAGTTTCTCAACATTCCCGTGGCCGTTGTTACCAATGCTGTCACCGAACCTGGACAATTTGATAGAGTTATTACAGCTGAGCCTACTACCGGAGGAACACGTTACTTTGAGGATTATGAAACGACTGTGTCGTGGCACAACGCGGGCAGAACTGACGCCTACGCTCTTTCGCCTTGGGACCAAACGCTAGTACTGGATGCAGACTATGTTGTATGTAGCGATATCCTTGCACAAGTACTCAACAGCTCCAAGGACTTTTTGTGTTTCAAAGATGCATTCGATGTCACAAACAACAACGACTTTGACGGGCTAAACTCGTTTGGGGCAAATAAGTTTCCCATGTGGTGGGCAACTGTAATGATGTTCCGTCGTAGCAACACCGCACAGTACATTTTTGATACCATGAACATGATCAAACAAAACTGGGACCATTATAGAAACATCTACAATATCGGACCTAGCCTGTATCGTAACGACTATGCACTGAGCATTGCACTTGCTTTGGTAAACGGGCATACCTTAAATGTAGATTCTATTCCTTGGCAACTACCCAGTGTAATGCCCGAGCATAAGTTAACGTTTGAAAACAATCAATGGATAGTGGACTTTACAAATTCGTCTGGGCAATTACGAAACACAAGCATGGCAGGAATAGATTTCCATGCCATGGGCAAGAAGCATCTGGAGGCAGTGATTGAAGCCGCTTGAAGAACGGGGATATATTATCCCGGCATTTAATACAGGATCAATCAACTATGTTGACTGTGCTAGAACACTAGCCAAGACCATGTTGCTACATCACCCTGATGCCCGCATCTGTTTGCTTACCAACGACAAGTATGCTACAGACGAAAACTTGTTTGCATACACGCACATAGTAGAAGATATTAACACTGCTAATCCTTATGCAAATGACTGGTTGGTGTTTGATCAAACACCGTTTAGACAAACTATCAAGCTAGAAGCAGACATGCTGGTATCAAGCCCTGTGGATCACTGGTGGACCATGCTGGAAAAGCGTGATGTTGTTGTAAGCTGTGGTGCTCGGGACTTTTACGATAAACCTGTTACCAGTAGATTCTATCGCAAGTTTATTGATGAGAATCATTTGCCCGATGTATACAACGCTATCACATACTGGCGTCTAAGTACCGCTGCAAAAGAGTTTTTTGATCTAGTGCGAAACATATTTGAAAACTGGAGCGAGTATCGAAAGCTGGTTAAGTTTCCTGAAGAAGTTCCCAGCACAGACTTTGTGTATGCAATGGCTGCACAGATCCTAGGTCCGGACACAGTAACACTGCCCCAAGGCTTTGGTCCACAAATTGTACACATGAAACGCAAGTGCGTTCCTATACAAGGCGAGGACTGGACACAAGAACTAGTGTGGGAGGATAACAATCCTGGCTGGCGAATCAACACAGTAGCACAATGGGGCTTTGTGCATTACCATGTTAAAGGGCGTAAGTATGATGACACCTGAAGAGTTCTGGAGTATCTTGCATGAGGTACCTGAACCAGCACCTGTATTTTACAGACTTTACTACAGTGATGACGGAAGTCTCGTATGTTACAGTATGGAGCAGTTGCCTCATAACTATATAGAGATTGATGCAGACTTGTTTGCATTACAGCCGCATAACATAAAGATTGTAGACGGCAAGATCAAGTATATTATTTCAGTACCGACACAAAAACTCATACCGGGCGACACAGGCACACCCTGTGACCCAAGAGACATCTGTGTAGTAGTGCCAGACACACAACCACATACCAAATGGAGTAAACAAATCCGTGAATCAAATTGACATTGCAGACTTAGATTGTATATTTTTAACATATGACGAACCTAACAAAGAAGAACATTGGGTTAAAATTAAGAACATGGTGCCTTGGGCCAAACGGGTGGATGGCGTTAAGGGCAGCGATGCTGCTCACAAGGCAGCGGCACAGGCCTCGGATACGGCCAGATTTATTCTCATCGATGGCGACAACTTACCCGATCCATCGTTTTTTAATCAGACGCTTGTTCTTCCTAATGAAGAATACGAGAACGCTGTGTTCAGGTGGAGAGCACGTAACAGTATCAACGGATTGATGTACGGCAACGGGGGACTAAGTTCATGGACTAAAACGTTTGTTAACAACATGCAAACACACGAAGCCACAGATGGTAGAACTGAGACTCAAGTAGAGTTTTGTTTTGATCCGCTGTACTGGGCCATGCACGACTGTTACTCAACAACATATCCAAACGGATCAGCTTTTCAAGCCTGGCGAGCAGGGTTCCGTGAAGGTGTTAAGATGTGTCTTAACCGTGGCGCAAAGCCGTCAGTGGCTGAGTTCCAAAACCGTGTGCATTCAAAGAATCTAGATAATTTAACTATATGGCACAATGTGGGCGCAGATGTAGACTATGGCGAATGGGCTATTGCCGGCGCACGCCAGGGTACCTATATGACCATGCTAACACAGTGGGACCATACTCTGGTGCAGAACTTTGACACACTAGCAGAGTTATGGCTCACAGTACAAGATCAACAACCTCGCTTGGTAGCTAATCGACTTGCAGAAGAATTGCATACACAATTATCATTGCCAATGATTACTTTGGAAAACGAACAAAGTGCATTCTTTAAACAGCACTATCTAAGCAACTGGCACAATCAAGGCGTAATGGTCCGGGAAATTGATATTATTCGCAAGCAAGAAGGTTGGTAATGAGCAACGGTGACCAAAGCAAGTTCATGCGCACCGCAGAGCAAATGCAGCAGGAGTTGGGTCCTGCACTTTGCTTGGCCAAATGGAAACAGGTTAGCTTGCACTTGCAAACAGGGCTGACTAACTCATGCTATCACCCACCCCTACACCCAATTGATCCAGAAGCTATTGCACTAGACCCGGGCGCATTACACAACACAGAGCACAAGAAACAACAGCGTGTGATCATGTTGCAGAATGAAAAGCCTTCAGAGTGCTCATACTGCTGGAACATGGAAGCTGAAAACAAGCTGAGTGATAGACACTACCGTTCAGGTGAACCCTGGGCAGCAGTGGACTTTGAAAAAATAAAAAATAGTACAGGATCTGAAGATGATGTTATTCCTAGTTACGTTGAAGTTAATTTCAATAACGCTTGTAATCTTAAGTGTAGTTATTGTAGTCCTCAATTTAGTAGCTCTTGGGCAGATGAAGCCCAGAGAATGGGCGCTTATCCTACAACCACTCCGCATAACAGCATGGAGCATTTTACTAGCAGTCGCCGTGTCATTCCTGCCCGCGAGCATAACCCCTATGTAGAAGCATTCTGGGCATGGTGGCCTACACTATACCCTGAACTAAAACACTTCCGCATGACCGGAGGGGAACCGCTGCTAGACAAGAACACATACAGAGTATTTGACTATGTGTTAGAGAATCCCAAGCCAGATCTACACCTAAATGTTACCAGTAACTTCTCAGTAGAAGATACACTGTTTGAAAAGTACTTGAGCTATGTTAAGCGTATTTGTGATACCGACATTGAACACTTTATGCAGTATGTTAGCCTGGATTCAGGCAAGGGTCCGCAAGCTGAATACATTAGAAATGGTATGAGTGCTGACCGTGTGGTACGCAATGTAAACCGTTACTTAACAGAAGCACCTAGCCGCAACAGTCTAACGTTTATTATTACCATGAACAACCTCAGCGTTACAGGCTTTAGGGACTATATGGAATGGATCCTGCACCTGCGTAAAGTACATTCAAGCACTTATCAACGTGTATGGTTTGATACTCCTGTACTGCGTGAGCCTGCCTGGCAGAGCCTGCAAATCCTGCCCGAAAGCTATGCTCAACAGTTAGAAGCAGCACGTGACTACATGCTAGCTAACTTGACTACAGAAGTCAATCCGTTACATGGGTTTAAAGACTACGAAGTTGCTAGATTAGAACGTGATATTGCCTGGATGCGAGCAGCGCAACACCGAGATCACGCACAAGCCAAAGGGGACTTCTATCGTTTCTTTAGTGAACACGATAAGCGCCGGGGCACTGACTTTGCAGCAACGTTCCCAGAAATGCGTTCTTGGTGGCAGGAGTGCGAATACCATGCTAGGTAACTCGCGGCTAATTGTAGATACACACTGTGAGATATACCGTGAATTAAAAGATATAACTGATGATATATTCTGGGACCTAAACAAGCATGAGTTTGAATCGGGCGCCATTTATGTTGTAGGGCGCCAGCAATTTCGCACACACTATGCACGAATTAAATCAGCAGCTGAATCAAATCTAATACGTGTAATCTTTTCTAATCCGCACGAAGGGTCCGAAACAATTCGCTGGCAACTAAGTGCATATGGCATAGATGATCTTGTTAAACAGGGCCGAGTACTGGTACTTGGTGGCGGGGATATAGAGCCAGAGTTAATTGGGCACTTTGCACACGAGAACTTTGTTTCAAAATGCTTTGCGTACCCTGAGAATATAGCTGCACAACAGCACACATCTGATATCTTTAATAAAGAAGCCAAGCTATTTCGTTTCTTATTTTTAAATGGACGCTGTAGATCTCACCGTAAACATCTAATAGAGAATCTAGATCAACAAGGCTTATTAAAAGATGCACTGTGGAGTAACCTAGACACAGGCAATGGCGCCCTACACTACCTACCGTCTGAATACGAAGTAGAACGCTTTAGTTCGCAGGTGAACACACCCGGCACAGGCTTTGTAAAGAACCAGTTGTTTGGCACTGAATGGGGCGATATCTATATTAATCCTGCACAGTACACAGACACTTACTTTAGCATAGTAACAGAAACAGTATTTGATTACCCACACAGTTTTAGAACAGAAAAGATATGGAAACCAATCTTTATGGGGCATCCATTTATTGCTGTAGCAAACACAGGATATCTCAGAGACTTACACGCACTGGGATTCAAAACGTTTGGCGATCTAGTAGACGAAACCTGGGACACTATAACTGATAATTCAGATAGACTTACCCGCATAGAACATGCTATAATAGATCTATGTAGAAGCGATCTGGATGAATTCCTAGCTGCTGCTGAATCCACATGTAAATACAATCAACAACACATGTTGGAGTTGAGCCGGACTGTTAACTCCAAGTTTCCCCAGAACTTTTTAGACTTTGTAACAAAGCATTTCAATGAATGATTTAGAATTTAAAAGCACAGTGCTAGACACACTGAGCTCTAGTTTTTGTGCAGCAAAATGGTACAATGCTACCATTTGGCTAGGTAGCGGGATGACAACATCCTGCCATCATCCTCCTGCTCATTTAGTGGACAAAGATAAAGTCCTTACTAACCCTAAGCTGCTGCACAATACTGATCAAAAGAAAGCAGACCGTGCTCTAATGCAAAAGGGCGAACGCCCTGCAGGCTGTGAGTACTGCTGGAAGATAGAAGACATGGGTCGCGATGCTATTAGTGATCGTGTGTACAAATCAAAGATATATCCTATACAGGCCTTAAATGACGCATACAACACACCTGCTGAATCAGACGTGGACCTCCGTACTTTGGAGATTGCTTTTGATCGTACTTGTCAGTTTGCTTGCAGCTATTGCAACCCTGCTTTCAGTTCAACATGGGTTAAGGACATTAAACGTAACGGACCCTACAATAATCTTGTTAGCGACGGCAGGAACCACTTCACTCATGCTCATGAGTCTAGTCAGCTATATCGCTACGGGGAAACCAATCCTTATGTTGAGGCATTTTTTCAGTGGTGGGAAAGTGATCTACACAAGACCCTACAGGAGTTACGAATCACAGGAGGAGAGCCCCTCATGTCCGCAGACACCTGGAAGCTCATTGACTGGTTTAAAACGAATAAAGGTAAGAGTACTACACGCTTGGCTATTAATAGTAACCTTGGATCCGAAGTTGATATTGACAGGCTTCTTGAAAGCATAGAAGGTCAGGATGTAGAAATATACACTAGTATGGAAGCAGTAGGCATTCAAGCTGAATACATTCGTGATGGCTTGGTATATGCAGACTGGCAAGTGAATGTAGAGAAGTTGTTGTCAGCAGGTGTTACAGTACACTTTATGGCAACCATTAATGCTCTTTGTTTGGAATCGCTAACAGATCATTTAAATTACTTGATGGATTTAAAAGAACACCACGGACACGACCGAGTTAATTTTACATTAAATATATTAAGATTCCCTTCATTCCAAAGTGCGCTAGTATTAGACCCAGATGATCGCACACGCTTTAAATCAGCATTACAAAGCTGGCTAAACACTAATAGCAACAGCCCATTATTACAAGAACATGAAATCAATCATACACAACGATTAATTGATTACCTGGACGTAGTAAAGACCCCGCATTCAGATGCATTTGACATGCCCAAGCTATTAAATGATTTCAAACAGTTCTTTTCGCAGTACGATTCTCGACGCTCAAAAGACTTTGGCATAGCGTTTCCTATATTAAAAGAATGGTACGATACCTTATGAATATACAACAACAGTTAGCACAACTCGAACAACAGTACGAAGTATTAAACGTTATTGACTTAGACTTGTGGACAGATGATTACGAAGCCAGTACCAAATGGCTTACTCACCAACTACAAGCGGTGCATCGTCTGGAATATATGTCTAATCAACGTATAGTATTCTTGCATTCTCGTGACTACTATGTTGAAAGCAACGATACTGGCCTGATTTTGCGTAATCTGCAAATTACACTAAATGAAGTAGACATCGGCAATTGTTTTGCCACAGTGATTAGTACCAATCCAGACTTGGAAAAAGAAATAGCTATACTGGCTGAATTAAGTGCAGATCCTATGCCCATTAACTTTGTGTTTGCAACAGGCACCTATCAACGTACAGCATTAAAAAAACATCCTTATAGTAAAAAAGAACAGTACCAGTACGGTAGTGCCAACCCAATTAAAATCAACCTTAGTGATATCGGGGAAAAAGAACGCTTTTTATTAAGCGAAAGTAAAACCTTTTGCATGTACCCTTGGATTCACATGCATGTGTGGCCAACTGGAGAAGCCTATCCCTGCTGTCATGCCGAAATGAAGCCCACATACGGAAATGCTCGTGAACAGCCAATGAAGGAAATTTGGAATAGCGAGCAATTTAAACAGTTACGCCAGGATATGTTGTCAAATACCCAGAACAAAACCTGTAACAAGTGTTATGAGCAAGAAGACGCAGGGTTCTTCTCGGGACGTCAAAGTTCTAATAAACACCACGGGCACCATGTTAATCGTGTTAACGCTACACAAGACAACGGCACATACAATGATTTTGAAATGACTTATTGGGATATACGCTTCAGTAACTTGTGCAATCTAAAATGTAGATCATGCGGGCATATCTTTAGCTCACAATGGTATCAAGATCAAGCAAAACTAGCAGGCGGTGACTGGAAAGAACGCAACACTGTATTAAACTATGCTGGCCGTACAGAAACAGACATGTGGGAACAGCTAGAGCCCCATTTAGACTATGTAGAACAAATCTACTTTGCGGGTGGCGAACCGCTGTTGATGGAAGAACATTATCATATTCTAGATGAGTTAGTTAAACGTGGCCGATTTGATGTGCGTTTAATATACAACACAAACTTCACGCACACTGATTTAAAAGGTAATTCGGTATTTGAATACTGGAATAAGTTTGACTCAGTGGCAGTGGGTGCTAGCTTAGATGCATCGGGTTCTCGAGGAGAGTACATACGCAAGGGCACAGACTGGGCTCAAGTAGAACAGAACCGTAGAGATATGTTAAAGATCTGCCCGCAAGTGGACTTTTATATTAGCCCCACACTGAGCATTATGAATGCCATGCACTTGCCCGACTTTCACCGTGACTGGGCGGAAAAAGGCCTGCTACGTGCTCAAGACTTAAATGTAAACATCCTGCAAGATCCTGTACACTATAGAATAGACATTGCTACCCCGGAATACAAAGCAGCAATCACTCAAAAGTTTCAAAACCATTTAGAATGGTTACGCCCACAGGATCATTTGCAACGTGCTACAGTGGGATTCGAATCGGCTATTAACTTTATGAACTCAACAGACAACTCTGTACTATTAAATACATTCTGGGAAAAGACTCAACAGCTGGACGAAATTAGAAAAGAAAACATTCTGGATATTATTCCCGAATTGAAAGCATTAAAATGAACCTACCACACGATAAATTCTGCGTGTTACCTTGGATTAGCCTTGAAGCAAGCCCCATTGGTACTGTGCGCCCTTGCTGTTTAGCAGACGATGAGCTAGTGGATGATGCCGGCGAGAAGTTTAGTTTGTTAACAGCAGACTTTGCTGATATTCAGAATAGTGCTAGCATGCGCAAGCTACGTGAAGAATTTCTAGACGGCAAAAAGCCTCAAACATGCCGCAAGTGCTGGAATGAAGAACGTTCAGGTCGTACTAGCAAACGCATGCACACTCTGGACAGACTCAAACACATGGGCATTAGTGAAGAATGGACTGCGGATGCCAAGCCACTTGTGTTCCTGGATCTAAAGCTAGGCAACATCTGCAACTTAAAATGCCGTATATGCGGTTCATGGTCAAGCTCACAGTTTGCAGCAGAAGAGCTTCGCTTTACTAGAAAAGAAGAAGATCAAAAGAGCACATTCCATTATCAGATGTTAAAGGCAGGTGCTTGGCCAAGAGAGAATACTCAATTCTGGAATGAAATTGATAGTGTATTAACAGACATTCGATATATTGAATTTACTGGCGGCGAGCCATTTATGATTAAAGAGCATTTTCAAATGCTGCAAGGCATTGTGGATAAAGGTATTGCGCACCAAGTTGAAATTCATTACAACACAAATGGCACACAGTATCCTGAAGAAGCTATTGAAATTTGGAAACATTTTAAAACAGTAGAAATTGCATTTAGTATTGATGATCTAGCTGCTAGATTTGAATACCAACGCTCAAACGCTGTATGGTCAGAAGTAGAACAAAACATTGGGCGTTTCTGTGCGTTACGTGCTGAACACTCTAATATTCAGCTACAGTGCTGCTCCACTGTAAATGTATTCAATGTACGCTATATTGATCAGTTAGCGCACTGGATTGAAACACAAGGCTTTGACTTTGTGTACTGGAACATGATGCATGACTCATGGTACTTCTCAATTGCTACCTTGCCCGAACCAGCTAAACAAGCAATCTCCGAGCATTTAAATTCAGCTGATATTCCTTCTAAACATAAAGAAGAGTTTGAGCGAATTGTTTCTTTTATGAATAACGGTGTATCAACAGACGGGGATATTCTACGTATGCGGATTCGTGACCTGGACTTTAAACGCCAACAAAACCTAGCAGATGTAGAGCCAGAGTTTGCCAAGTTAATTGATTATGTCTACTAAGCCCCTTTGTGTACTGCCCTTTATTCATGCATATCTCGACGGTAGAGATGTGCTTACTCCTTGTTGTGCGTACAATGCACATCCAAGCAACTACGAGCAAAGACCCATAACAGACTTTGATTCATGGTGGGATTCAGGATTAACACAACTGCGGAAAGACATGTTAGCAGGAGTCCAGCACTCTAATTGCAGTAAATGCTGGAACGAAGAAGCTCAAGGCATTACTAGCTATAGACAACACCAGAATAAGCGTTGGGAACACTATAGCAACGTTACTGAGCCATTAAGTGTGCCTGTTGTGCAAATGATTGCACCGGGCAACTTCTGCAACTTAAAATGCATTATGTGCAGCCCCCATTTAAGCAGTGCATGGGGAATGGAATATGAACGCAATCGAGATACGTTTAAAAGCATCGGAATTGAATACAATTCCTACAGTAAAGGATTCTGGAGTAACCGATCACAAGCAGCCGAAGTACTAGAACGCATAGTACCACATGCAGAAAGCCTGCATATCATGGGCGGCGAGCCGCTATTAAACCCGGACTGTTTACGTGTGTTGAAGAGTGTTGAAACTCCCCAGGATGTTGAATTAATCATTAGTACTAATCTAACATCATTAACTGAAGAATGGATTGAAATATTTCTAAGGTTTAATTCTACCGTGCTGGTAAGTGTAGAAGGTGTGGGCGCTAAAAATGATTACATTAGAGCAGGATCCGACTGGAACACAATAGAAACCAATATACAAAGACTACGGGCTGCTGGTGTAGTACTGCATTTAACAACTACGTTTAGCCGAGTTAGTCTGAGTAGTTACCCTGAGCTGTTACAATATAGCATAGACAACGTCATTCCTTTACACACAAATTTACTATTCTGGCCAGAGAGCTTGCAGTTGTGCGGTGCTCCTCAATCTGAGCGCGATTATTTTTTAAATGCGTTAAAAGACATCGATTTAACCAAAGCCGATATACGTCCTTCCAGCCTGGATGTATTTGTAAATGCTGTAAGTACCGCAGTATACAATTCAGAAATTGATAAAAAATTCCAGGAATATATTGCAGTAATAGATCAGATATACGGAAAAGATTATCAAGAAATATTTTATGCAAAAGCCTGACACACTGTGTATGGCACCTTGGGTGCATACATATCTAAGCCCGCAAACAGAACGTAGAATGTGCTGTGCAAGTCGCGAGCCTGCACAGAACTTTGAGCAGTATATAGACACGTCAGCAGGCACAGGCAAGTATATCCCTGTAACGCTGGAACAGCACTGGAATTCAGATCATATGCGTTCAGTGCGTAAGCGTATGCTAGCCGGGGAAACTCTACCAGAATGTGAAGTATGCAATGATAAACTCCTTAACACTAGTGTGTACCGCACCTACTTCGATCATTTATTTGGACACAAACTGCCAGACGTTTACGCTAACACAGATGAGTCCGGTTTCACGAATCTCACTCCTGTGTCATGGGATTATAGGTTCAGTAATTTATGCAACTTCAAATGTAGGACTTGTGGAGATATGCTTTCAAGCGCCTGGGAAACAGAGCAGAAGACTCATAGCATGGTTAATTGGCATGACAGCAAAAACAATTGGATGGTACCCGAAATTCGCAAAGAGATATCCGCATTTCAGGATGGTCAAATTGAAGCCGAATTTAATAGTGCTGTCGAAAATCATTCAGTAGAAGAAATATACTGGGTAGGCGGTGAGCCGCTAATGTACGAACAGCATTGGCGCTATATGAAAAGAATAGTAGAATTAGGAGATGGAAAGAATGTTTACGCTAGGTACAATACTAACTTGTCTAGGGTTGATTACCGTGGGGTTAATCTATATCGCGATATTTTGGCACATGTGCGTGACTGGCAAATTTGCGCCAGTCTTGACGGAACAGGAGATATCGGAGAATACATACGCACAGGTCTCAAATACCATGATTTTCTGAGCAATTTTCGTCAGGGCTTGGAATATGCTACTAACCCGCGTCAAATGCGCTTGGATTTTACACTTACTCTACCAGGCATGTTTGAAGTCAACAACATGCAGCAATTGGCACAGGAATTAGGTGTTCAGTTGCTGGCCAAGGTAATATTCAGCTTTAGCCCGGATATTGTTATGTCACCCTTGGCATTGCCTAGATCGATACTGCATCCTTGGCTGGATGAATTGATAGTGGAATGTACAGATAATACCATTCGTGATGTGCTTGTACAGCTAAAGTCACGCCCTACATTTGATGAACAATGGCCGGATACTTATCGAGCAGCTCTTGCAAAGGGCCGTGCTCGTGTGTTACAATTAGAAAAGATACGCACACAATCTGTCACAATGACTGATATATTGGGTCAGCGCAAGGACGTATTAGAATGGTGGATGAACATTGGAAACAATTGAAATTGATTTACGGGGAAATGATAGCACACTCCGAGTGTATATAGATGTTTATGATAATTCATTAAGTCGTAAATGGCTCGGTGCATTAAATGATATTATACGCAACAACCTGCACTTAGAAAAGAATTACTGCTGGTTTGGCTTTGTAGAAAGTGCTCGCTCAGCTGAATACATTTGCACACAGATCAATCGCAGTATCGACGCTATTAATTCGTCAGACTTAGGCTACAGGATATCCAACTTCTTTTCGCCTGCTAACACAATACAAGCAGACCTGGATATCAATCATGATCAAATGAATGCACTGCACAGTTATTTTGAAGACCTGCAGGGTGTATCAGGTGCAATGAGCCCTTATTACACAGCCGCAAACTCTCACACACGCTGGCATATACGTCAATTGAACTTGCTGTGTCACGAACTTGAAAGTCTAGTATTAAGTATGCGCAAGGCTGTGCAAGCACCTGAATGGCGTAGACCTTCACAGTTGATGTGCTGGTTAAATGCACCACGATTTGAATTAGAAGTAGAAGATTATGAACTCTTTGGGATCGATACTATTAACCGTAGTCTGGGCGGTGTGTATGTGGGAGTTAACAAAGCAGTGGGCAAAGCTCATTGGGAAGTGTTTAATGATGAAGGCAGAGATAGCAGAATTGGTGAGCTGGTTACTAGTACCCTACGTTCGCAGACTGAAGCCGCTGGGGATTTTGATATTGAATGGGCAAACAATCCCGGTGCTTACCACTGGCAAATTATACGATTGGCCGAATTTCGTGAATGGCTTGAGGCAAACGGATTTGATCCTGAAGACAAAGCCCTCACTATCGGACATCCCAAGGTTGCTCAAGTTGATTTGCAGCGATCGTTTGGCACCACAGACTATACCACGATCTGGGCACAACTAGCCGCACATTTAGATGTGTATAAAATACGCACCAGTTCAGCAGAAGCTACATATAACTACAACTGGAGCGATGCAGACTATGCAGAGCTTCAAATTAAGGAATTAAAATGAACTGGATTAAACGTATCTGGGATCGAATTACACTGGAAATTCGTTATCGCAAAAGATTAAAAGAACTACGTAAAAGAGATCCATTTATCTACAAATGAATATTCTAGGTATA